TGCGCTCATAATCCGCTAGACGCGCGGTGGAATCCTCTAACGCCCAGATCCGGTTTTGCAGCGCCTCCAGCCCGTACTCTTCGGCCCCGGCCACCTCGCGCAACTGCTGTAGCTCCCGCTCGCGCAATGCCTCGGTGTCTCCCTGCAATGTTAGCCATTGCCGCTCTAGCTGCTCACGGGTGCGTATCGCGTCCGACATATCCTGCACAGCCGTCGCGCCGCCGTTAGCTGCCAGCGCTGCGGCCTCAGCACTGTTGCGAATGCCATCGAGCGCTTGCTCTAACGTCATCGCCCCGGCGGTGACGAGATCCATCCAGTAATCAATCCCTTCGGCCTCGGCCTCGCGTCCGAGCGACGACTGATACACCGCGCTAATCTGGGATTCCATCGAGTCATTGAGCTGTTTATACGCGCCACTCAACTGCAGTAGCTGCGCATAGTTGTACTGCCCAGCGGCGGTGTTGAGCTCCTGCGCTTCGATCAGTGCGCGCAGATTTTCCTCATCTTTTGGCAGCCGTGTGCCGAGCGCCGCAAAACCTGCCGTCAGGTCGCTAATGGCAGTTTCGGTTCGCTCTAACTCGCTAAAATATTTATTAAAATACGATGACTGGAGAGATGTTAGGTTTTCTAATCCTCCAACATAATTTTCGATAGCCCCTGCGTCGCCCAGCGCGCCTGTCGCTGACGAGTCGAACTGTAGATTGAGCCGATCAACAGCGCCGCCCAGGATTTGCACTGCCTGGGCGCTCGATAGAATCGATTGCGTCGCGGCCTGAATGTCAGAACCACTGGCCAGAGCAGACCGGAACTCGGCGTTCATATCAGCCGCGACAGCAGACGCCATCTGCGCACCGATGTTCTCTACCCGCAAGCCACCGACAAGACCCTGGACCAGCGCTTCGCCCTCGAACTGGCTGAGCGCATCTTTAAACACGCTATTTGTTGCATTCAGAACAGCAGATAGACGCTCATCAACTAGACCGCCGATGTCTTCTGTACGGCTAGATTTCCAGCCGTCTAGCGCGGTGCGCGTCTGCTCAAGCTGCGCCGCAGTCATCACTGACGCGAGCGTGTTGTCAAACTGTGCAAGCCCATCGACCATTTCAATCAGCGCATCGTCGTCAGTTTTCTGCTTTTTCGTGACGCCGATAGTGCCGAGCGCGGTTTGCTGAGCCCAGCCCATGCTCCGATCATTGCGGTCATAGCGATAAACGCCATCCCCTGCATTGCGGTCGCCTCCGATCTGAGAGCCTAGCTGGCCGTATGATTTGCGATCAGAGCCAAACAGGCCGCTAAGCGCTTTCGTGATCCCGTCAGTGATACCAAGGCCGAGAATGTTATCAATGGCAAAGCCACCTGCCAGCCAAGGCATGGCAGCGCTGATGCCGGATGTGATGCTGCTCATTAAGCCAGCAGAATTGCCAAGCGCAGCGCCCGAGGCAGCACTGCCCAGTGCGCCGCTATAAGTTGCGCCAGTAGCCACTTGGCTGGCACTCGCCAGGGCAGCGGACGATAAACCGCCTTGCATGGCCAACGAGGGGGCTGCAGCAGTGCTACCAAAGCCAAGCAGCGACTTGCCGCTATTAACCAGGCTGCCAATGCCATTGAATCCACCCGCACTAGCGCCGCCACTTCCAGCCACATTCAGGCCGAGAGAGGCCGTAATGCGCTGAGTGGTGTAGGCATGAATAACCTCAGCCAGCGTATCCAGCGCCAAACGACGGAACGAGCCAAAGGCATCTTCCGAGCCATCGAGGAACGAGCGCCACATATCCACGCCCGCGTCATCCATGCGCTCAAGGCGGCGTTCCCATAGCGTAGCCATGCGCTCAGACTCGGTGTCGACGTTATCAGCCAAGTCCGAGGTATCCCGCTGCGCTGCCTGAAACGACTCTTGCAGCATCCCCATGGCCTGCATGTACTGCGTGGTGGTCATGCGGCCAGAGGCTAGGGCTAGATTGAGAACGCCTAAGTCTTGCGCATACTGTCGCGCCTCGCGGCGGTTCGGCGTGATGCGGTCGAGCAGGGATTCGTAGGCGTCGGCTAGGGTGTAGGTTTTGTCGGCAGCTTTATCGGTGCTGCTACTCAGGTCGTCGGTGCTTTTAGTGGTCTTAAACAACCACTCGTCGAGAGTCTTCAGCACTAACGCGCTTCGATTGTCGGCGGAAGTGGATCTCTCTCGCTCCTCGCGGTTTGCTTTAATTGCCGCCTGTAACTCGACCTGCCTTGCCCATAATCCGGCTAGCGCTTGCTCCTGCTCACCTATGGCTCCAGCCACACTATCTGCCATGCCTTGGTGTGAGTTTTCGTAGAACGATTGCCTAGCAGTTAATTCAGTGAGTTGAGCCATAGCCTCCTGGGCTTGAAGCGAAACTGCCTCTAGCGAATTAACGAGATTGTCATAGGAGGCGTCTAAGGCGGCAGCGGTGCCTCCTCGAATCGCATTGCTGTTTTCATTAAGCGCTGCGGTGGCGTTCTGCGCGGCGACGTCAACCAGCCCCAGTTCTTCACGGAACATGTACATCAGGCCGCCAGCGCCTACTAGGAGGCCAAGGGGGCCGCCTACTAGCGATAGGGCGGTATTCAACCCGCGCGTGGCTGTGCCCATAGCGCGAGCCGCTACAGTGCTTCTGCCGAGTGAAGCGGTGTAGGTGTTGTTTGCCGCCGTCAGGGCAGCGGTATTGGCCGCAAGCTGTTTGCGTAAGGAAGCGCGCTGCATAGCAGAGCGAGAGCTGGCTAGCTGGGCAGAGAGCGAACCCTGAACCGACCTGAGAAATGCGATCTCTGCCGCCGTGGCCGCGTTGGTTGCACTCGCATCGGCAATGCTGGCCTTGGTTTTATTGGCGAGAGATAGCGTGCCCGCCGCCATGCCAGCAACAAATCGACCTGTGTAAATGCCAGCGGCGATGATGGCGGCATCGCTTAGCAGGTCGACGCCTTTAGCTAGGGTTTCAATTCGGTCTGTTTGTGTTTCGGTAAGGTTATTGGCCTCGGCGAAGGCGGGCAGCATTCCATTGTAAACAGCAAGCATACCGGTAACGGTGTCGGTGACGGACTGGAACCCAGCCGCTAGACCATCATCGCGACCAAGCCCGATTATTGTCTCGCTGAGCATTGACGCGAAGCCCTTCATGGAACCGGTGAGGCCGCCTCCAATAATAAGGGACATTTCTTCGGCAGCGCCTTCGGCATTACGAAGCTCTTCGGTAAACCCTGCAACACCCTCCGATGCGTTGATAACGTTAAGCGCCGCTGCACCTGCTTCGCGCCCAAATATCTGGAGAGCTTCGCCCAAACCTAAGTTGGCTCCTCTCAAGTCATCAAGCACAGGCTGCAGCCCGCGACTATTAATATCGAGCTGTTCCATTGACAGCCCTGCACCCTCAATTGCGGATTGAGCCTTTGGTGTCGCGTCTGCTAACTGAGCGAGAATCCCCACCAGGCCGGTACCAGCGCGACTGGACTGGATGCCCGCGTCGCTCATTGCGCCGATTGCGGCGGCTGTCTCTTCGAGCGACAAGCCTGCTTTTGAGGCGAACGGCGCAGCATAGCTTAGGGCTTCGCCCAGCTGCTGGATGTTAGTGTTTGCGCCCGCTGCTGTTGCCGCCAAGACATCATTGACACGGTTAAGCTCTGAAACCTCCAGCCCCAGGCCGCCCAGCACATTACTCGCTATGTCCGCCGCAGTAGCCAAGTCTAACTGTCCAGCTGTTGCGAGCTTTAGTATCCCAGGCGTAGCGCTAAGCACTTCGTTGACTTCAAAGCCTGCTTGAGCGAGATAGCGCTGAGCATTCCCCGCCTGCTCGGCAGAGAACATGCTAGTCGCCCCAAGGGTGCGCGCTTGCTTTTCTAGGTCTGCCATCTGCCTAGTGGTTGCACCGCTGACCGCCTGCAGGCCAAGCATCGCATCTTCAAAGCTGGCTGTTTCGCGGATAATGCGGGAAAAGCCAAGCCCGCCAGCGGCGGCGGAAATAGCGCCAAGGGCTAGGTTGAACTTGCCCATCATTGCAGTGGCAGCAGAGCCTCGACCATCCAGGCGCTCAAGCTCGCGTTGAAGGCGGCTAATATGCTGCTGCGCCGCTTGACTCGATACGACCAACTCTAAACGACTTTCCATGGCGGGCTCCAGAAACAAGAAAGCCCGCTCAAATGGCGGGCACAAAAAAGGCCGCATTAGCGGCCTCTGGGAATTCTTAAGGTTGGGTTAATCGTCTATCGGCGCGGTGTAGTAGTTGCCGTTATCGCTCCACATTTGAAGCCGACCATCTTCACCAATGACATAGTACTCGCCTAGATCGCGCCCATAATCTGCGGCGTAACGTGTCTCTCCGTTCTCAACGCTTTCGTAAAGCAGTGAATCAAGATCGCTTCCATCATCAAAGCTCTCAAGCATTCGAAGATCATCACCATCTTCATAAATAACAATGGTTGATTCAAAGTCCCGGTCAGTATTCCACTTGCCTAAAACTTGGTCGGCATCAATTTGAGTGGCCGTTTCGGGCTCTTGCTTGCTGCTAACCTCCGGCTCCTCGTCACCCCCACACCCCGCCAGCAAAAGCGCCGCTAGGGCGGCTGCTATCCATCTGGTCATCCTTCCCCCTTGTCATCTTTGCTTGTTATGTCGTTGAATTTATCAGCTTTGAATATATCTGAAAGCTCTTTCAGTACATCGGCATAAAAAGCGCTTGATCTATCAAAGGTAGATTCAAGCCTAGCTACGAGCTCGTCATGAGCATTCCGGTTGTTTTGGCGTGCGGCCTGAATCAGCTTCCTTCGAGTCACCTCAGATAGGTGAACTGGCATTCCCGTCGCATCTCGCGGGATATTCTCGTATCTCTCTATTTCCTGCTGAAGAAGGGAGCGGTCTACCTCTTCAGCGCCTGTTAGCCAGCCCGGGTCGACTTTGAGAACTTCGGAAAGCTTTAGTAGCACATTTGGGCGGGGGAGGCTGTGGCCTGACTCATACCTTGAAAGGCTTTTTCTGCTTACACCTAGCTTGTCCGCTAGCTCTTGCTGCGTCATGCCAGCCTGGGCGCGAGCGTCTACCAAGAGAAATGGGAAGTCATCGGAAAAAACTATCGGCATAGGTGAGGGCCATAATTAAATACAATTATGTAACCTTTTGGGACACTGTTAATCTTTAAATGTCCCTAACGTTACATGAGGCTTGCTCGATGAATTCTACCACCGCCACAACAGCTATTCCATTTGACTTTGATGGCCACGAAGTTCGCACGCTCGCAACGGAAGAGGGTGAAGCGCTTTTTGTTGCTTACGATGTAGCCGAGGCGCTTGGATACGCCAAGCCGGAGAACGCTATATCACGCCACTGTAAAAAACCCATCACTACCCCGAAACAGGGTGGTGGTTTTTATAGCGTCATCCGAGAGTCTGATGTTTACCGACTGGTTGTAAAAAGCCGCCTTCCTAGTGCTGAGCGTTTTGAGCAGTGGGTATTTGAAGACGTTCTTCCCACGATCCGCAGAACGGGCCGCTACGGTGAAAGCGCTATTCCTAAGCAATCAATGCCAGACCTAATAGAAGGCGCAAGCGCTTTTATGGATGCTTTGCGAATAGAGGGCTCCTCGCGAATCACTAGCATGAAGGCTTTCGCCGCTAGCAATTGCCCGCAGTATTTGCCGCTACTACCTGATTACGCTATTGACGCACCTGCAATTGCTGGTGGCGGATCAAGCCTGCCCACGGCATCAGCATCCGACTTATTAAAGCAGCACGGCGCAGGAATATCGGCCAGCTACTTCAATAAAGTCTGCCATGCCCAAGGTCTGCTGGAAAAAATGACACGCACGAACTCGAAGGGCAAAGAGGTTGCTTACTGGTGCGTTACCCAGATAGGGCTTGAATACGGCAAAAACGTCACTTCGCCACAATCTCCGCGTCAGACTCAGCCGCACTGGTTTACAGACAAGTTTGGCGAGCTGCTTAAGGTGGTTGGTTTTGAAATTGCAGCCTGAAACGAAGAAACCCCAGCGATGTAGGGTCGCCAGGGCTTCGAATGTAGATCCAACCACCAGAAGGAAAGACCACATGAGCAATTCTATGACAATCAGTGGCAACAACCAAGTCACCATGAGCAGCCTAGAGATAGCATCTCTAGTTGGATCTAATCATTCAGATGTTCGCCGTTCTATTGAGCGCCTAGCATCAAAAGACGTAATTCAACTACCGCCGTCGGCTAAAGTTGAGAATAAACAATCGCTTAGCCCTAATAGTAAGACAAAGGCTTATATCTTTGAAGGCGATAAGGGGAAGCGCGATAGCTATGTAGTGGTGGCTCAGCTTTGTCCCGAATTCACCGCTACTCTAGTTGACCGTTGGCAGGAGCTTGAGAGCCAGGTATCTCAACCTTTGCATCCACAAATTCCGCACACCCTGTCCGAGGCGCTACGCTTAGCTGCCGATCAGGCTGAACAGATCGAGAAGCAGCAGCGTGAGTTACACGAAGCAGCACCAAAAGTTGAATTTGCCAACCGAGTAGAGATTGCGCATGACGCCATTACCGTAGGGCAGGCCGCTAAAACTATAGGCACTGGCCGCACAAGGCTATTCGCTTTTCTTCGTCGCCACGGCTGGGTTAATCGCCACAACGAGCCATACCAGCCAAAGATTGAGACTGGCTTGATGGATGTAAAAATCAGTCACTGGGAGCATCCAGAGCAAGGCTTGAAGGAAAACATTACAGCTCTTGTCACTGGAAAAGGCTTGGTGCGGCTTCAAAAGCTATGGGATCAAGAGAGCGGGGTGGCAGCATGAGCGACGTTCTTAGATCCGAGGATGGCACCTATGCCCATGAGCTAGGCCACTGTGACCCAATCATTGATCTTGACACCCACTGGCTACTATTGGCTTTGATGTCGAAGATGGTAAAGCACCGCGATAAAACAGGCGACCCAGAAGCGGCAGCGCTTGTGTATCAGCTTGGCGCGATTATTCAGCGCCACGAACCCTAACCCCTAGACACGAAAAAGCCCTCTCGGCGCTACCAACACCTTGAGGGCTCCAGATACATTCCCATGCGAGGAAAGATCAATGAACACAAATTACACCAATCAGCGCGATTCATCAACTCCTATGAACCGCATCGCTTACGCCTCAGACCTGATTGAAGATGCCGTTGGCCTGCTTATCGACAGCTCCGAAGGGGTTTCACCCAAGCATTTCAACGTGCTACGCCGCGTTATCTCTCAGCTTTCACTCTACCGTGAAGCGCTAATGATGTGCGAGGGCGAAAATACATGGTCGCGCTCGGTTAGCGAGCAGCTAGCCCACGATGTTGACTCCATGCTTGGCCATGACGTTGCTAGTATGCTTTCCATCGACTTGCTAGATGAGTACGTCTCTTGTCGCCTAGATAGCACCTCGTCGGTTATCCAGCGGATTGCGGCTTATTACCTAGAAACCACCGACACGGCCAGCGTCAACATTGGTTGCACGATCTTTGAGGCCGGTCATTGGGTGATCTCTGCAATCAATGCGGTTCGCATTGAAGCGTCTGCACGCATGAGACCTTCGCTCAGCATTGCTGCCTAACCACTAATAAGCCCCGCTTCGGCGGGGCATCTATACAGGAAAAGTAAAATGACTATCAAAAGCGCCCTAAATGGCGACGGCACTATCGACCTTCACCTTTACAGCGCCATTCTGTCAGAAGCATTCCATCAGGACGGCTACCAAATCGACTGGTCTAGCCTCCACGACCTAACCTTTACAGCCTCTCTGGTTTCGGGCATTCATGCTGATGCCTTTGCCACAAGTGGCGAAAACGGAAGGAGGGTTCCGCTGGTAGTTCTGGCCGCAGAGAAAGATGAGTGGCTTTCAAGCCTTTCAATCAGCCTCAATATAGAGGTGGGTCACAACCTCAACCCAGGGTACTGGATGCCCAAAGACGCTAGCAACAGTCTTTTTGTTGTCGAGGAGCTTATTCGCGCATGCGATGAGGCTGTGCTTGCTGCATGGAAGTCCTGCTAACCACCAAGCCCCGCTTCGGCGGGGTATGGAGATAACCATGTCCCCTTCAAACAGAGTGCGCATTGCCTACCGGCAGCCAGGAGATGCAATCGCTAAAGCCGATCCTGATTTGGCAAAGAAATTAGCGTTTATGAGCAAGATGGATCCGCCCAACGATCAATGGAGAGCCGCGGAGGAATTTCTAAAGCAGCAAGGATTCGATTCTGAGCCACTTATTGACTGGTACCTAGAGCAAAGCTATTGGCTTTTCAGGCATCACCCGACAGCAAGCCCCAGTAGCGCGATAACCTTTGAGTCATTAGGTGATAGCGGTCAACAAGTGGTTAGGTTCCGAATCTTTATGGGCCTTCCATTTCTTCAAGCAAGGCTTCAGCGTCAGTTCATGAAGCCCTTCACCAAAGACGGAAGGCTTTACGCGACGATCTGCATCTACGCCGAACCCCTATAGCAATCACCCCGTTTCGGCGGGGTTTTTCATGCCCCTTAGTTTCCCTAATCGTAGCGCAGCGGGAGGGAAGGGGTAGGGGAGAGCTGGGCAAAGAAAAGCCCCGCACTTGGCGGGGCCGTATCTTTTTGCTTACGCCTTGGTAGGGCTGTAAGCAATACCGCGTCTCGGAAGCATTGATGACTCTATTACTGTATTCGCTTTTGGCTGACCCTGCAAATTGCATAGCCTTCCATTATTGACCGCATTAAGGTTAGGATGTCTGCGTCATCAAGAGGGGTGCGATTCGTTTCTGGTCAATGCTGGGTAACACAGCATAAAGACCGACTAGGATGTCGAGGAAGCCGTAAAGGCCTAGGAAAAGTTCTCGACCAGCTCTCCCGGTTGGTACCCGGCTGACTTTATGAGCTGGCTCTCCAACGGTCGCGCCCAGGAAGCATTGATGACCTCCATCCCCTATAGGTCAGTAAGGATCAGGATGGCCGACCCTCAGCAGAGGGATTAGTCGATGGATATCGTCGCACTATTGACCCTTGTGGTTGCCTGCGTGCATCTGTACGTAGACATCTGCAAGTAAAAGAACCCCCGTCCAGTTCGCTGGGCGGGGTTTTTAATGGGCGGAATTCCGCCCATATCGGTCTTGTGAGTATCTTCAAGCTACTCACAAGAACCTCTTCGGCGGGGCAGAGATCTCACAACAGGGTCGTTTAAAGCGACTCAGTCCAGGCGGTCAAATTGACCGCCTCGGCGATGCCCAATAACTGGGTAACGGTAATGGGCGCAAAATTGCGTCCATTACCCGATGCTATTTTCGTTGCAGCACTAAGCCGCCGCTGGATAGATAAGCCTTAGCTGCCCCTTCACCCCATACATGCGAGTGCATCGAGCAATGAAGTCCTGGTAGTCAACGCATGAATTAGCGAGCGTGGTGATTTCATCCATTTGCTTTTCTACTCGGCGCAATGCCGCATCTGAAAGCACTTGATGGATCTTGTGGGCGCTGCCTGCCCTCTCTTTTGCCGCCTGATAGATTTCATCATCTAGGGCAACCCGATAAACCCAATCCTTAGTGATCTTGCCGAACAGGGCAGGCGTTCCGCCGATATGGCCCAAAAACGGTAGGTTGGTCATCTTGCCTAGCGCATGGTAGAAGCGATCAACAAAGCGCTTTTCCCATTCAGCGGGCGATTCCAGTAGGGCGTATTTTACAGTTCTGCTGCGCTCCATCTCGACACGCATGGACATAAACTCATCGACCAAGCGAACCTGTCCATCTCGTGACTTCTTGCCGCCAATATATGGCATAGCGATCAAGAATCCTCGCTCAGTCAGCATCTTTGCTGGCTGTGAGCGGCCTTTTCCGTCCAGATAATCAATCTCCTTAAAATCTAGGAGATTGATATGCCCGCTTGCAATCAGAGATTCAAGGCTCTGCATGACGTTGTCATGCCTACGGCCAAATTCTTCTGCGATGGTAGTGCTGGAAACATAAGCATTGCCGTCTGCGTCAATTTTGATTAGGTCATTCATTGCGTGTTTCCTTATGAGAAAGAGCCCCGTTGCCCAGAAACGACAGCCCCATAGAGAACAACTGACGCTCTCCGGGACTCTTTCTGATAAGGCTCTATGGTGATCGCGCCGGGCATGGCGCATACGAAAAAGCCGCCTCAGTGGGCGGCTTGGTTTTGCTGTTTTGATTCGTGTAGTTCGCGGTAGGTGTCATCGATGGCAAGCAATACGTGAAGGGCAGCGTCGTAATCGCACGGCCATCTCAGCTTGTCGCACAGGGTGAGTATGTCGATTGGCGATATAGGGGCCATGCCGCTCATTGCTTGAAGACGGCACCGAGACGCGACGCCGTAGCGCCGCATCCATCCGCTGACCATGTTGTCGAGCTCGGGCAGGTCGGGCTCTACCTGCAAAAATTCGCAGTCAGTCAGATACTCGTCCTGCGCTTCCGCTAGGCTTTGGCCTGGTCTTTGGAAGCTGTTTTGCCATCGGACAAATTTGCAGGCTTTCCCACCTGATTCTCCAAGTCTTCACGCTCCCAGCGCTCAAGGTCGTTTGCACGATCCAGCACGAAGCTCAGCAGCTTGGGATTGCGTTTCAGATACTTGGCGCCGACTTCCGGCGTGTACTCGATGACCTTGCCGTTCTCGGTCACGTTGCGCCAATCTTTCAGAAGGCCTCGAGCAATGGCTTGGCAGTTAAGCGAGTGACGCTGTTGCGGCTCCAGCTTTTCGCCATGCTCTTTGCGGAATGACTTCTCAAGTTTCTCAAGCTCGCGTAGGTATTCAGCGTTACCCGCGCGCGCTACCTTTAATTCGCTATCGCCTTGTACGGCTGACCATACGCCGGTTTCAAAACTGTCTGCATCGTAGGAGTTAAGCTCAAACATGATTACTACCTCTATCCGTTAGTGGATGCCCGTTGCTAAAAAAGAGGCCCACAATCACGACGGACGGCGCGAAAGGGGCCAAAGCGGTTAGGGAGGTGTTGGGATCGTGCGCGTGACGGTGATCATTTCGCCCGTAGAGTCAACGGCAGCGGTGCCTTCGACGGTCATATCCAGAATCGCATCAAGCGCACCGGAAGGAGGCTCGGTTGATAGATCGACATGGCCTAGCGCGAAGTCATACGTGTAGCCGTCAGCACCCATAATGAACGCCATCTCAACCGGCACGTTGGCAATCGAGTTGCGCCACAATTCCAAGGCAGAGGACGCCATGCGAATCGTGCTGCTGGTAGTGATATCGCAAGAGCCTTTGAAATGGTTCTGGAACTGCGAACCAATACACTGGTCGGTTTGATGGTTGTTATTGATCGTGATGTCCAGCGCCTTGAAGCACGTATTGGCCAGGGCTGAGCCATCAACCGTAATGCCGTTCAGGTTACTGGATGCGTCGAAGATAATGCTGGTCGTGGCATCGGTGAAGGTGTCGCCAGTAATGTCGTAATCATCATCAACGGCGCGACCCATGAAGGTGATTTGCCCGGTGATCTTCTGGCCCGATTGCGCGCTTAGCGAAAGCTGGCCAACTTCCATATCGGCGAACATGATGTGTTCATCGTCAGCCAGATAGCTTTTCAGCACGTCAAAGCGCTTGGTGGTGGTGCCAACAGTCAGAACGTCAGTCGCCCATTCAGTGCATAGCGCAGCGGCTAGGAAGTCATCGTATGAGCCTGCGGACATTTCTATATCTAGAGTGCCGCCTGCAGTGATGGTCGTAACTTTTTGCCCAGAACGCTGGCGATCCGAGCGCACTTCTTCCGAGCGCTGAACCTCAGTGCCTGCGGTTAGCGCGTCATTAGTGCGTCGCACAATCTGCCAGGGGTCGGTGCTTCCGGCGTCGCGATACGCTATCCGAACTCTATTACTCTCAGACATCAGTGCTTACCTCGTGGTGGTGGTACAAAAAAACCGCCACGAAGGCGGTTGGTTGGTGCGGGGTTGCTGAATCAGTCGGCGTCGAAGTCAGTCACGACATTGCGCCGATACCAGTCATCTTCCGGCTCGACGTAGACGTTTGACGTTGCTTGCGTGGATAGCTTGCCGCTTTGCCAATACTGGAAGTGCTCGACAAGCTCATCGGCTAGCTGTGAGCAGGCATAGGCCGGATTAACGCCCACGCCAGTGCCGCCGCTCGCCACTCTTGGGTAGTAGATCTCTGCCGTGATGGTGCCGGGAACGCGGCGGCAAGGGTTTTGGCCGATACCGGCAGTGAATGCTCGACTAGTGTTAATCACAAAGCGAATCCACGGTCCGCGCGGCTCGCCATCACGCGCTGCTTTGACGTGAGGCGGAATCGGGATGCCATCAAACCAGATCGGCACGCCGCCTGCCCATTGCGCCATGTGGCTTTCTAGCGCGACTTGAATCTCGGTGTAGGTCATTAGCCGCCCCCGTACTTAGAGCGCAGCGCAGAGGCTGCCGTGCTGTATACGCCTTGGCCTGCTTGCTGTGACCATCCATCCTCGATGCGCTGAGCGTAGGGAAGGTTATTCTGCAAATAGACGATGGTGTAGGGCGCGTTTTCGGTGAGCAGCTTGCGTATCTCTCGGTCGTAAGCCTGCTGATCGACACTGCCTTTAGGCGCTGTAGAGCCTGCTAACAACTCAAACGTAAAGTCGCGGTCACCAACAGAGACGCGGTGATTCGCTCGATACGTACCCTGGTCAACAGGAGAGCCAAACTGCAAAAGTTGCAGCGCTTCGGCCACGATGCGGTTACGTAGCTTGACGAACTCGCTTTCGACCTGGGGCACAAAGGCATTCAGCGGCATGGACCATCCACCTCTCGCCATTACGTTCTCCTTAGCCCTAGCGTCCACGTTGCGTCGGCTGGATCGCCGCCAACGCTCTTAACCGTCAGCCCGTTAATCACGTCATCAATTTGAGGCGTGGCCAGGGTAGTGGTCGGCTGCCCGTCCACCACTTCGACGGTCTCAACCTTGAGCACCCCAGAGAGCTTGTAATCCGTCGCCAGGATTTTGACGCCATCAACCTCGCTCTGCTTAAACGAGCCAAACACGCCACGCCCTTGATAGCGGGTTACCTCGGTACCGTATTGGCCGGTGGTCGGATCATAGACGCCGGTTGATACAGTACGGGAACCCTCAAAGGTCTTGATCGCGTCAGATAGCTTGCCGCTGTAGGCTTTCGGCAGCTTGGCGTTAATGCGGTCTTGGATGTAGCCCATTAGAGCCTCGACAGAATGCGAACGTTAGAGCCGTAGGGGTTAAGCCAGGGGCGCAAGAGATCGTTGACGTAGAGCATGTCGCCAGCGATAGAGCGAGCACCGTCTTGGAACTCAGTCTCTAGCTCTACTGTGTCAGCGCGGATCATTTCACGCTTCACGGCCCCCTCGCTATCTGCATACAGCGTACCGGCCGCTGCCGTCTTGGCCAGATAAGCACCGGCGCGAGTGATGCGGTCGTCGTCAATGTCGGCAGGTATATTGCGGGAGGTGAGCCAGTCGTTAGCCATTTGCACGGCCAAAGGCTTAACGGCTTCCTCGGCCCAGTCACTGCCGAGAATCGTGTCAACGTCTTCAACTGTCACATAGATGGTCATTTCGCTAGCTCCAGTTGATCGATGCGATGTTGCCGTTAAAGCCTTGCTTCACTGGCATGGGGAAAAGGTGGGCCAAGCGCTCAATGTCGCCCCGGTCCATGTGCAAGTCAGGCAAATCGGCTGGCCGCTTCCGGACGATGACACTCACGTTATAGCCGTAGGTCTTGGCCATGGCCTGTGAGCAGTCAAAGCCCGCCAGGATCAAGCTGTAGAGCAGCAGGCCTGCATTCCATAGCGTCAGGTGACCGCCCACAATCTCCGGTTTCATCGGTGGCACGGTGACCGCCAGGATGCCGTTATCGTTGAGGTCGGCGTAACATTTGCGTAGGAACTTGCCCGGGTCGGGCTGATGCTCCAGCACATGGCTAGCCCAAATGGCGTCAAACTGACCTACATCGGTTTCGCAGTAGTCGCCAATGATATCGGCCTCGCCTGTGTAAGCGATGGTCGTTACCTGCTTGCCTGCCTCACGCATTGCGCGGGCATGCTCGCCAGCGCCGGAGCCGACGTCCACCACTGTCGAGAACTCCATGCTCAACAGCTTGCGAAACGCTATCTCGGCATTCATTGGTCACCGCCATGCTCAGCGTTGATTAACTCGGCATAACGCTGTTCAAGCGTGTCATCTTTGCTCCGTGCCCCAGGGCGCTTGCCGCCGAGTCGTTCGATTTCGTCTAGCAGGAAGTCACGGCGTGATGGCTCGCTATCGACTTTTGGCTCGCTGGTATCGTCTACGCCCTCAAAGCCTTCACCGGTTAGCAGGTGATCGAGAATGAACGCTGCGCACTGTTCGGCCTCGCTGGCCAGCCATTGGCCGTATGCCACACGAGCGAAGTAGGCGCGACGATCATCTAGGCTAGGCAACTGCTCACCTGATAGCTCGGCATAGGCCGCTGATAGGTCGCAGACCACCGGCACGCCAGCCATCAATGCCTCATGGCCTGCGTTGCTGTTGTAGGTGACCACCAGCCTTGCGCCTTCAAGTGCTTCGCTTAGCGAGCCTGTGTCGCGCTCTACGCCAATGAGCTCAACGCCGCCGCGCGGGTGCGGGCGATAGAGAATATTGTCAGCGCCGTAGCGCTCGACCTGTTCTTTCAGCCATGCCTCGTGATTCACGCCAGCATGGGCAGCATCACCGGGCATTTGCCCAATGAGCAGAATATAGCCCTTGGCATCACCGCCTTTCGCGGCAATTTCGAGACCGAGGGAATCAAAGCGATCAGTAGGGCAGGCGAAGGGCGGCAACCAGTTAAGATTGCCAATACCTACTTGCCAATGACCGCTATGCACTTCATCGCGGTTATTCACCCGATGCAGGTAGCCCCAATCGACTACCAGCGACGGTTGATCATAGGCCGCCACAATGCGACGACCTGCGCGCATACCGCCCACTACCAGGAAATCACACGGCTCAATCTCGCCGCGCCAATAGCGCGGGTTGCGCATTTCAATGCGGTGACCCATGGCAGACAGAGCCCCGGCCAGTGCCGTTGCCAGCACTGACTGAGAGTAGATAAGAACTCGCATGATTTACCCCGAGAGTGGTTTAGGAGCCAGAGCCAGAAGCAGACGCAGAACCGGAGCCAGAAGCATCGGCAGTGCTGATCAAGAAACCGGCAGTGTTCTTGTTGCTGGTGGCGTACTTGGTCCAGTTGGAGCCGGTACCGATGGCAGCAAGGTTCGGGTTTTCGGAGCCGGTCCAGCTATAGCCCATCAGCCCAACATTGAACGTACCCTCGGCGCGGAAGCCCATCGCCAAGTTTTCCTGATTGTCGATCATGTAAGAGCGGAAGCCAGGCGCCTGAGACTCGGTGATGCTGACAGAGCCGGACTGGAGGCCGAAGATGGTGTCGACAGGGCACATATCCGTAACTAGCACCGGCTTGCCCATGGTGCCGGGCTGTCCGCCGTAGATCACCACGTCTGTCTCGCCGTAAATCTTGTCGGCGATAGACTGATCCACCAAGTCGAAGTAGGTGGCGGAATCCATTACCCAGATAGCGACACGACCAAAGCGGTCGCCCAAGGTGCGAAGGCCGCGGGTTAGTACTTTCTTGCCGTCGACAGCGAAAGAGCCCGCTACGGACATAGCGCTGTTGCTGCCAATTGAGGCCTCTAGAGCGGCCATTGCGTACTCAACACGACCGACCATGACCGCGTCAGCGTAGTCTTGGCCGACCAGCATTGAGAACTCTTCTGGCGAGCGCGCACGGCGCTTGAAGGCTTCCTCAGTGGTTTCGTAGGGACCGTACTTGAACGGCACTTTAATGTCGGTCATTTCACCAGCGCCAATCTTGATGCCGCTGACCGTGGCGGTAGAGTTGACGTTGCGGTGCGCGATAGAGCCACCGATTTTGTAGAAGGCGCGCTTGCGCATATCACCTTCGATCAGCTCAGAGTCGAGGACAATAGCGCCTTGGGAGGCAGTATTGAACACCTCGAACACTTCCTGAATACGCTCCAGGTAAGCAGTCTGAGCCAGATCGTTGTAGATGATCATGTCAGAGTTAACGGTTGTCGCCATGGTTATAAATCCTTAAGAAGGGAGTCGTAGATAGGCTTGCTGGCCGTGCTTCTGGATGTAGGCGTGCTTCTGTTCGGCAGTCATGGCAGAACGTTTCTGCCCACTACCTTTGCCATCATTGCCAGGGGCGCCGCCGCCTTTCGGAGTTGGGAACCAGTGAGACGCATTGTCACGCATGGATTCCAGCCAAGTTTCAGGGGTTAGCGGCTTACCATTGGCATCAAGCCCAGCCGCCTCGGTCGGCACGACATTGCCTTCATCATCGACTTCAAACAGCTCTTTAGCGCGATACACCGCGTCAGTAACAGCAGTGTCCACAATGCCAATCTTTGATGCGGCGCTGCGGATCTCGTCACTCAATACGCGGGAACGGAACTTGCCAGCAAACGTCTTGGCGGCCTCAGCCTCTTGCTGTGCCTGTGTGAGTTTGCTTTCAAAGTCCGAACGCATGCGCTCAGTGCGCTGATTCATGACTTCATCCATCTTGCCTTCAGCGATCAGCTTGGCCTCTTCGTCCTGCTCTAGGCGGGAAAGCATTTCACGAGTTTTCTCAGGGTCGATGCCGTCATATTGCTTTTGCATCTCGCGTAGCTGACGGTCGCGCTCTTTCTTCTCGCTGCGCTCCTTTTCCAGAGCTGACTTCAAGCCTGCCGGGTCTTCGTAACCATCCAGGTCTAGACGGAACTTACCGCCTTCGGCCTCAACGTACTGGTCACGCACTGTTTCAGGGATGTTGTCTAATGTGTCGACTTCAAAGGGTAATGCCATGAGATCAAACCTCTCGTTTGATTCGCCCATCTCGGGCTGGTGGAAGCTGCCCGGCGTCTCACCGGAAAGCGGAAACAAAAAAGGCCGCCCGTAGGCAGCCAGATAAAGAAAACCCCGCACGATGGCGGGGTAGTGGTTAGTCGTTTAGCGAACCGAGCCTAAGCTGTATAGCCATGCTCAGCTCCCAATTCATCCGCATGATGATCAGGTCGTGAAAGGTGGCGATGCCCGCTTGTTGCCGCTGGAAGCATTGCCACCATGTATGAAATTGTGCGTCGCAGGGTGTCATTGGGACAGCTTAACCTATGCGGCCTCAGCGAACAGCCTTTCAAACGTCTCGCGGTCGCGAGCGCGTAGCTCTGCAATCGTCAGCTCACCGCCAAGCGGGTCGCTGAAACGCTCAATTTTGTAGCCGCCTTTTTTGTAAAGCTGGTAGCGCGTAGGGCCAAGCCATTCGCGCTGCAAGCTGGCGGGCTGCCGTGCGAACCATTGAGGCCACTTAGTGTTTGCTGATACCTGCCCAATCATATCGTCGGGACGCTGATCTTTGGGTATCTGGCTAACTGGCTTGAACGCTTTCACATATGGCCGCTGCCCCATGATGTTCGCGCCGAACGATGGGGCCTGAACGGTACGACATCGATAATGATAGGGCGGCCTGGGGTGAGCCGTGCCCACCTTGTGCCTGCGGCCATCTATCGAAGCGCAATATTTTGTGACCCTAAAATCAATCGTGGCCACGTCAACCACTTCCTCGACGCCTAGGGCCTCATAGGTCGATTCGTACGCCACATTGCTCACATGCCCGCGACTGGTGCGCACAAGGTTATCAATCTCGCTGCGCGCCCAATTGAGGGCGCCATCCTTGTACTTGAGCGCCTTAGTACCGCGTAGCGCTCGAATGATCTGCTGATTTGTTTGGCCGTTGCTAATACCTTGCCTGATCTGGCTGTAGACGATGCTGCGGGTACGCCTTGGCACCTCTGTAAACATATCCTCAACCATTTGGCCTAGCACTGGTTGCTGCATCGCAGACTCATACACGGCAGCGGCTGCGGGGGCGGCGGCTACCGCACCGGTAACGGCATCGGCTACCAAGCTGCGAGCAAAGCCAGCCTCATAACCAGCCAGCTCTTCGAGCGACTTGGCGTTTTCAGCGTTCAGCGCACTGCCCAGCGATTCCGCCCATTTATCAATGAGGTTACGCAGTCCTTTAAGGCGGTCGGTGGTGTAGCGCCCACGGCTAAATGCGGCAAGCTCAGCGGGCGTAAGGTTGTCTAGACGCTCGCCAAGCTTCGATGCAAGGCTGGCTGATAGGTCATCAACCATTGCCACCATGCGGTTAACCTGGGCGCTACTAGCGCGATGTAACCATACCGTGTGCGTGGTGATAGCCTCGACCACGACCTCTTGGGCAATGCGCCGTGATTCGCGGTCGTTTGGCATTAGGCATCCTCAAGATTAGGCAGGCCGTCGCCACCCTCACGTAGCGAATCAAGCTCAACGTCAGTTAGCTCAGTAAGGCCGATCTTCCTCAGCGCATCATAGAGCACAGTACGCGGTGCCTCTCCCGCCATCACGATATTGGAGACGATTTGCAGCATGGCTGAATCAATGTCATCCGGCGTGAACTGGGGCTCTACCTTAAACGCCACTAGATCAGGATTAATGCCCATCCAGTACGCGACATATTTCAATGCCTGCTCGACAGCCTCAGCGCCCGCTACGCACGTAGAGTAGAGCGCGCTATGCTGATCGTTTTGGCGGGCTTTACGGGCATCGCCCGACTCAACTCCACCGGCATCAATAACCTTGGCACCTGACTCAGCCGCAGCGTTTTTGTAGCGTTCCATTTGGCGCTCATTGATAGCTGCGCCGCTGCCTGTTCGCTCCATGTAGCTAGCTGTCGCGCCCTCTGGAAGAATCCAAGCCAGCATAGGCCCTGTGACGCCCAACTTAAAATTATCAGGCACGCCAGTAACCACTGGCTGCGCGTGCGTTGTGTTATGCGCATCAGAGATCAAATCGGCGCTGCGCTTATAATAGCGGATTGCCAACTGAGCCATGGTTAATAGCGGTATCTCGTCAGTATCAGGGTTATTGTCGGTGCTGCCAGCGAACACGACCGGAATGAATCCAAGGGATGTAGCCTGGCTGCCGCCGATTAAGCCGGGGTATTCTTCATCTTCTATTGGCGCACCTGCTTCGCTCAACAGGCGAACGCGGTAGCGACCCTCGACCAAATCAAGCACACGGTAAACATCTTCGTATTCAGGTGCGAACTCATCGCTAGAATCTTTCAGCCGCTGTTCTTTGAGCACGACCAGGGTTAAATCTTGGCGCCCGCCAGTGTCGCGAGTCATCCAGTTGATAGCGGTCTCTGCCGTATACGTCGCGATGTAGGGATTACCTTTATCATCGAACTCAACCAGCAGGGGCTTGCGGCCTTTGGTCAGCAGAGCAGACACGATGCGCAAGTAGAGCTGCTTTAGTCCGAACCCATCGCTGGTAGCTTCATGCTCCAATGCCTTCATGCGTTCTGGCAAGACTATCTCTGGCTCTTGCCGTGCAGCCATGCCAACCATCGTGCGCAACGAGTCTTTTACCCAAAGCGGATATTCAGCGCCATCTTTGTAAGAATCATAGAATTCTTTAGCCTCAGCTTTCGATATCTCTGCGCCGCTATGCTCTGCGGCTATCATGGCGGATGTTTTAGGAAGATAGACAGTGTTCGCCGCTTTGATGCAGCGCTCTCCGTCTAGCGCGTCCTGCATCATCTGCCAGTCATCAACCATCTTGATGTATTGCTTATGCTGGCTGGTAACTGGCATTAGCTTAACCCTCTGATTCGTTTCATGCCGATGGCTTGACGCACAACGGGCCATACAGAATCGACCATGTAGCCGATAGCGGTGGTAATGTGCTGATATTCGTTGCGCTGATCTTCTTGGAAGGTCGAACCCTGCTGAAGCTGCACCGTGGCTAGGCCTTTATGGCACCACTTAGCGGTTATCGGATTGACGAACAAATGACGCTCACCATCAGCGGTGCAGATACGGGCGCGCACGGCGTTTTGCCGATCCTTGATAGCAGGGGCCGACTTCTTAACCTTGCGCGTACATTTCCAGCCGTTAGCCTTAAGCACGCCCTCGATCTCGGTGTAGTCCGATGCGTGGCCATGCTTCTCGCCAGCGCGCCCAGCAGGGTCGCCATATAGCAGCACATGCTTGTTCTGGTGATCCTTGTAGCGCTCGACGAACTCTTCGGCACTTTGCCGGGAGATAGCGCTGGTCAGGACAATCTCGTCTAGCAGGTAAAGGTCATCGCCTCGCTGAACGCCAATGGCCGATGAAAGCGGCGTAAAGTTTTGGTCATGCATCCAATGCAATTGCTCGTGAGGCTCAATAGCAGCGTCCGTGTGATTCTCTTGGCCGTAGTCTTCGTAAATCCGACCCGTTGCCGTCTCAAAGCCAGCCTCAAACTCTTGCTTGAACTGCTTCGCGCTCATCACGCGCTTGGCGGAGGCGATAACGTCAGGCGGTAGTATCTCTGACGACTTCCAGTGATAGGCTGCCCACTCTGGATCATTGGCCGTTCTGGCGTACTCGTAGAGCTCGTAATAGTGATTGAGACCATCAGGCACACCGATAAGCCAGCACCAAGCGCGGTAATCAGGGCGCTCAGGCGATACGGTGTTAAGAGCGGGGAGAATATGCGCCTCCCATGCATGCGCCTTTACGTCGGCAATCTCGTCTATTACGCCACCCGTCCAAGGCGTGCCCTCAATACGTTCAGGCTTGTCCAGGCCGATCAAATGAATCTCGGTGCCGTTCGGCATGAATATCTTGAGCTCGGATTCGCTCGGGCGCTTCGAGTGCGTAACGCTAAAGGTCATTGCCTTTAGGTCATCCCACCAAATCTTCTTCACTTGGTCGCGCGTAGGGGCAGCAGCAAAGTAGAGCTCATTAGGATGCTTCATTGCCTGCTTGGCTAAATACCGCTTGGCGCGCTCAGTCTTGCCGGAGCGTCGACCAGCAGGCACCACTTTAAATCGAACCTCTTCCGTTATCAGTCTGACTTGCTCAGGAATGTCCTTGAGGTCATACCAGCGCTTGTACTGGCGTGCTAACGCGGGATTCATCCAGGGAGCCCTTGAGCTAACTTAGCCAGCATAGCCACTAGATCATCAGAACCGCTTTCATCAGCAGGCTTGTCTCTCCACCGCTCAGGGTCACGGTTCTTAAGCCAGAAGATCATGCTGGTCGGGTCAGGCGGGTAATGCTTAGTCGTTTGATGCGTGACTATCTCACCTTGGTTATTGAAAACCTTCTCTTCAGGGTGGCTGTAGCCCATCGCACGCTGAAACAGACGCTCAGCCACCTCGGCATCAGCTAAGCGCTTGCCCGCCTTTAGGGACTCAAGAAACCCCTTGTGGGCCTTCTTCCAAGCGTTAATAGTTTGCTCGCTGACTTCAAAAAACTCTGCCAGGTCAGCATCCGTCGCCCCCAGCAAGCACAGTTTGCGGGCCTGCTCGGCGAACTCCGCCTTGTACTTGGTGGGTCTTGCCATTTTGGTATTCCAATAGCTGCGAAGGGGAGAAGGTGCCATTGAAGTCGTCGGGCACCTGAGAAAGCTCTATAAAGCCATTGCGAATCTTGTCGTAACACTCATCCAAGCCACCAAATACCCTGATAACGGTTTCCCGAATATCGGGGTGCAGCTCGCGCTTCCATGCTTCGCGGCTTTTCATGTGGTCAAGGTTATATTGAGCGCCCAAGCGAGTTCTTTCGCCGCAAGAGGTGATTCCCTTAACCTTATTGGTTATTCCTTCTTCTTTTAGGCTGTCGATCAGTTCGCGCTCATGCTTATAGGCGAGCGCTTCTGATTCAGCAGAACAGTAAGCAATTTCTACTTCTCTGCCACTGGCGTGAACTTCACTTATAGCTTTGAACTTGGCGCCATTATTAACGACGCCTGCCTTTGCCTCTCTGGCGTGTTGCCGGGACCTGTTGCGTATTCCCTTGCCGACATAAATAACCCGGTCTGTTATCGGGTTGATCAGCAGATATACGTAATACCCGCTCGCGGGCTCATCCAGCGTAAATTCACCGGAGTGCATTACCGCAGCCGAAGCCAGGCCGTGGCGCAAATACTCATCAACAAAACGAGACTGCCGTGCTGTCAGCCCGACAGCCTCCGGGGCAGTCTTCTTCGTCATATCATTACCTATGGTCAATACACATTAGAGAGCGCCCAGGAAAACGGAACGCTCTTTGATGCGCATCTACGCCTCCCGGCGTGGCACAGGGTTCCAGAGCCCTGCATGGAGATAGGATCAACCTCCTTTACCTTTCGGCGTGAGTTAATCAAATCCTATTCAATGTTTGCGCTTACGGTGCCAGTAACACGACAGCAGGTAGACAGCGATGATGTAGCGGAGGCGCAGCCAGGCAGAGAGGCGTTTAGAGACCGTCATTCTCGTCACTCATCACACAACTCCTCAAGCATCGCGGCTTGTTCATCTGAATATGCCCATACGCCGTTGATATAGCTCTCTAGCTCACGGTAACGCTCATCCCCAAGCGAATCCCACAGACTGCCGCGATCAATGGCGGGCAACGCAGGAGAGGGCGGTGGCGTGCATTCAGGCGTGACAGACACGTATTCGACGGTCGTGCAGCTAGCGACGGAAAGAGCCAGTAGGGCGATCAGTGGTCGGGCGTTCGTCGGCTTCACGCTGCACCTCTTGGGATTCGTTGCGGGCCTCAGCCCTGGCTTGATCAATATCGCGCTCTTTCTCACGCACAGCAGTTACTTGCTCGGCTTTGCGCTCTGCGGTGTCGGCCTTCTTGCGTGCGTTGTTACGTTGCTTGAACAGAACGCCTAACGCACCGAGCAATAGAACGAAGATGCCGCCGATTAACTCAACCATTGGGCTGCCCTCGCTTCTGTTCGCGCTTAGCCTTTAATGCTGGCTGCTCGATGTTGCGGAGGATGAACGCAGCGCTTGAGATAACCGCACCGGCTAGCATGAACCACTGATCAGGAATGATGCCGTCCCAGTAGGGGAGTAAGCCTTGGGCGATAGTGACAGCGGAAAGTATCGACGCTTGGTTAGACCAGAGCCGATGCCATACCGGCGCGTCTTCGGCTAATTGAATTCGCTTCATGATCAATTCCTGATTATGGTCGCGGCATCGTTTTCCTTGCGGATGCTGAACCTAGCGATCTGAGAGGACGTATCCCATAGCGAGTGGCAGGAGTGGCGGGTATACAGCGACACCTCGGCGTCTGTGTAATCCTCACCTAGCTCCACGATCCATGGTCCCCATGCTTGGGCAATGGCCGAACGGGATATGACAGGAGCCGCATCAAACTCAATCGGGACCGCTATCGGGAATTTCTCATCGTCATAGCGGGCGTAGGCGACAAGCTCACGGAAGTAGCACTCTCGGCGCTTGTCCATTGTGCCGCTGATCGTGACGCCGCCGTCTTGGGCGTTGACTTCGCTAACTCGAAAATCTTGAATGACCGGATAAACGCGACCATCCGTTTCGCGTAATACAAAACCCATGGTTACCGCGCCGAATAAAACAATGCACCACGTCAGCAGCGATATCCCTATCTTCTGTGCAGGTGTGCTGTTCATTACACGCCGCCTTGGTTGATCACCAGATTGAGGCCGCCCAAGATCACGGCAGTTAGCACGATCCATACCAGCTTGGATATATTGGAGTTGATCTTGTGCAACTCCTCGCGGATGTTCTGACTCGACTGTTCAAGTAGTGCGATGCGGCGTTCTAGCTCCCACGCGCTCGGTGGCGACGGGGGGCGATTGCCGCCTGGCCAGTTGTCGTCGTCACTCACATAGGGCTCCTAATGTTTTGGGCTCACCTTTGCGAGCGTTATTCGGTGTAGAAAACCTCGCGGGCATTTCCTGCTTTAAAGCCCTCCAAGTAAACGGCGCGAACCTTAGCGGCAGCTTCGGCTTTCGTGATGCGCCCGTCTTCGTCAGCATCTAGCCCGCGGTTTTGCGTGTATGCCCGGGTGCCATCGTTGAATAGCACGGTACCGAGCGGGGAGCTGATGTACTTGGGCATGAGAATCGCCATGTACATGTCTTCGAGCTGTTTTACTCGTTCGTGCCATCGGTACTTAGTGAAGTAGGCGTAAACGTATTCGAGCTGATCGACTGCAGTCATGCGGGCGAGGGCGTCGGTAGTGGTGCCTAGGTCGCGGGCAGTGGCCTCCATAAATTGGATCAAGCCTCGACCGCTGCTGCCCGCTTGGTTTTTGATGCTGGGAGAGAACGTCCTGGCAGACTCAAAGGCGATACAGCCCATCAAGTCATCGGCCAAGTCCGGCCCCCAGCCCATGCGCTCGCAGATTTCAAATAGCTTGTCGATAAACGCATCATCGACTTTGGCGCCCCACGGCAGCATGAACGGCTGCGGGGTATACGTAGCCGTACCCTCCTGGGGCACGTAGCGCAGGAAGGTGAAAGCCATGGGATACCTGTAATAAAAAAGTCGCAGGGAAGGGCGGTAATGCCCAGGTGCTGGGCTAGGGAAAGAGTTGGGCCAACCGGCAGAGGCGATAGGGTGGTAGCCGATATGTGATCCAGCGGCCCGAACGAGAAAAGCCCCGCACGATGGCGAGGCTTTGTAAGATCAAGTGCTGGTGAAGCGCAATTTGTCCAGCTTAGTGATTAATACTTTATCCGAACCTTATTTGGAGGTCAAGGTTTATGCTGCATTTTTGTACAGCCTGTTGGTCTGCTTAATCACTTGGTATATCGGTTCCATGGCCTGGCTTTCCAGTGAAGCCATAATGTCGCCGATCTTTGACCACTCGCGGTGCCATCCATCCTGCAGCCAATTCTTGGCGACAATCTTCACGCCCATGTATTCCCGGCAGTAAAATGCTATTTCCAATGGCTGCCAAAGCGGCCTTGAGCCATCCATATCATTCCGGTCTTGCATCATGCGCGCTTGTATAAGCGCCTCTACGCGCTCTTTACGTGCAGTGCGGTAACTACTCCACTCTGGCGTTTTCGCTACGTACAGCTCAAGAATGGCCTCGGCTACGTCATCTAAGTATTGGTTCGCTGCGCCCGTATCGGCCAGACAAAGCCAATGGCCTACGGCAGCCAGCAGGGGAGTCTCGCGCTCCATGCGTCGGATGGCGGAATAAACAGGCGTGTACTCATCCCCAAAGCAGCCGCCACTCTTGGCCCCACTGGTCTGCACCTTTGCGCCTGCCTCTTCAAGATCGGCTGCCGCCTGGGTGCGAATACCGCTTTCAAACGCCATCGCCCACGCCTCACGCGGATTATTTGCTAGGTATTTCATGCCGCCCCCTGTCGTTTTTCCTGAACCACTTCATCCCAAACCGCTTTAACTGCGTCTTGCGTTGCGTGCGGGAATACCTTTGCCCACTGCTCATGCACAGCACGCCGACTCTCTTTGCGCACGGCCAGCATTTGCCTAGCCACGTATTTCACCTGACACTCTTTGGCCCATTCGTGCCATTCAGGTGGATAGCCGTTCTCACCGCCTAGCGGGCTGCCATCGGGCCATGCTTTAGGGCGCTTCATTAGTACCGGCTCCCTTCTTGCCCTGGCTCGTTACTGTCGCCGCAAGCGTTGCGGTGGTCAGTCGCTTTGGGGCAGCGCTTGTTGCCGCAGTCAGGGCATAGATTCATGCGCATATAGCTAAACGGGTTGCTGCTCTTGGCACGCTCGGCTTCGTCGCACTTTGCACACCAGCAGGATTCGCTCCAGTTGAATTGGCTCATCGCGTCACCATCCTCATGCAGTAGAAAGCGCTGTGACCGGCTTCGCGGCATTCTTCCCAGATAATGACGCCCTGCCAGATACCTATGGCCATGCAGACAAACAGCAGGATGACTGTTGCTAAAATCCATCTAGTCGTTTCGCTCACTCGAATACCTCCCGACTCCAGCCGCCGCCATCCTTCTTGCTCTGCTTTTTCACGGCAATAAAGCGAAAGGGGAACAGCTCGGCTGCCACCTTGATCTTGATTCGCGCGTCGTCCCGCCAGAACCCTTTCACTTCGTGTATCTCGATCAGCCCATCGGCGCGCATCACGGCAAAGTCAGGCGTATAGCGTGTGTTATCAGCCAGCTTGAAAGTCATACCCTCAAACGAGTACCAGACGATCTCGCCAGCCTGCTTGCAGGTTTCCAGCAGGGCGGCATAGGTCGCCTCTGTCTGATTCATCTTTCCCGCCTTCATGCGGCCTAGGGCTAAGTCGCTCACTAGCTGTAATCCTCTGCGTCAGCGTGGCCCGCAGTGATTAGCTCGTTAGCCAGCTCTGTGGCAGCCTCATCAAACTCATCTATTGCATCAAGCCATGGCTGTTGCTGCTTAATTCCGGTATCAATTACCTTTTGGCGGGCTCTAGCCAGCCGCTGCCCAGCCTTAGAATCGATCATGATCATTGCTCTAACTCCTTGGCCCGCTTAGCGCTGGCGATGATGTCGTCGATTCGACCGTGGTTTTTATGAAAATTGAGGGCCAGTTCAGCGGACTTCCTTACGCAAGCAGCATCAAGAAGCGTTTTATGCAACCCAAGACGAATGCGCTTTCCGCCCGAATCGATATACGCCTCAAATTTCTGTCTCTGAGCCCACCAGCGAACTCCAAACAATCCTGTTTTGTTGTCCTTACGTAGAGGCTGGTTCTTGCGATTTCCTCCTGCGGTCACTAGGCGTATGTTTTCTAGCCGATTATTTAATCCATCGCCGTCTATATGATCGATCTGCATTCCGTCAGGAATCGCGCCGTGATGCATTTCCCAGATAATTCTATGGGCATAGAATTTTTGACCGTCGAAAACCACCTGAACATGCCGGACCCTAGCCCGGCGAACGGACGAATCAGTTCCTACTCTCTTCCCTAAAAACCTACCCACCCAGCGCTTATAGGAAGCCTTAGATTTAAAGCTATCTTCAGGCCTGTTCTTCCAGTACAAGTGGCCGTCCCGATACTCGAAGATGTCTGCCCAATTCATGAGAGCCCCTCCATCTCAATCTCAATGGCGCGATTTATCGACTCAATCGCTTCTTTACGGTCTTGTATGGCGTCCTTCACGCCGCGCCCTCCGGGCATTAGCATCTTCTTAATAGCGTGCGCATCTGCTGGATTAGTGACTCCAAAAGCCACCAGCACTGAATAAACATCGACGAACACGCCGGGCTTGATCTCGCGGTGGTATTTGCTGTGCGCTGGCATTCCGTCTTTGTGCCTATTCGGACAATCCACGCAATAAGCGTCATCGCCCACAGCGGGAGGCACGCCGCAAAGCTTGCCATCGCTGCAAGTGCCCAACTCTCTAGCCGTTTCGAGCGCCTGGCTGTTAGTTGCGCTGCTGGTAATGGGGTTTAGTTCGCGTGGGCTCATAACCGATCTCGCAGTTTGCTAATTTGCATGCAGATATTGCCCATGCCGATCAGCAGAACGCCGGTCATGGTGGATAAATGGTTGTGGTGCCCAAGCTCAAGGCTGCCTACAGCAACAAGGGCGAACCCGCCAATAATTAGAAGAAATGCTGATTTCATTGTTCTTTCGCCTCCAAAAATGCCAAGGCGTGCAATAGCTGCTCCTGCGCCTCGCCAGTGAATTGAGCAATCCCAGCGCGCAAAGTGGTGCGCAGCCATTGAGGTTGCATATCGCGTAGCGCCTTGAGTCGGTGTATCTGCTGGTGACAGTCGCGGTTGTGCTTATAAATCGGGTCGCAGGCTGGCATAGTGAAGCTGTCAGCGGGCTTTAGGCCCATACCGCTAAGCTGGTACATGCCGGTGATGTGATGAGCTGCTACGCCCTCCGTTGCGCCGCATACTGAACACGGCAGCGAGCGAACGAACGCCAGGTATTGCTCACTCCGCCAGCGCTTGTCTCTCATCCGTTGACGCTTAGCCTTTTTGTCTCTCGCATAGGCGGCGCTCTTTGACGACAAACCGCGCTTGATGGGCTTGCGGGCCATGGGCTTCTTGGCTCGAAGTGGGGTTTTGCGCTTGAGCATTAGCGAGACTCCCGAACTTGGTTGCCGTCTGTGTCCATGCGCGGAGTAATGCCACCGCCCGGCGCTTTCAGATACTGCATGCCGGTCTTGTAGTCGGTGATTACCTTTACGCCGCTTCGAGCTTCCGGCCCATCGCTATCGTCTCTAGGAGTAGGGCATACCCAGCTAACGACCAGTAGCACCAAAAAAAAGGCCATCGCCAAACCAAGCCCAAATTGAAAACCGCTGTACCATGGATAATTCATCACGCGGCCCTCGCTTCTTTGTAGCTTTCCCAGTCGATAGAGGTATCTGCCGACCACTGCACGTTGCGTTCAGCACCTACGCTGTAGATGCACTCAATCAGGTCGGAGAACTCAGCCTTCCGCATCTTGCGAGTACTGGTACCGATTGCGACGAAACCGCCGTCCAGGCCAGGCAGTAGCGTTTGCTTCTTCATCAGTGCGGTGATGAGGTCTTTCCACGTCTCGGGGTCGTGGTACTGGCCACACCATTCAATCTGGCGTGATATGTCGTTAAGCAGCTTCCACATCAGCCGATTGGCTTGCAGGCTCCGCTTATCCTCCCGATGCCTTAACGCCACCTCGACCGGGGCTCTTTCAAGCCCCTTGCCGATGGCTGCGCTAACGCGGGCGATGGCGTACTGCATCTCTTGAAGCGAGGAAACGGGGATGATTAGCTCTTTCATGACTCCACCCCCACGCTATGCACGACCTCAAGCACCCTCATATGTTGATAGCTGGCCTGGTCTAGCGGAATCACAGCGAGGCCATCACCCTTTGAAACAATGCATTGCGGCTTTTTTTCCAGCTCAGCGGTGAAAATGGCCTCACTAATTGCAATCCTGGCATCACTCAATAGGCGCACTTCGGCGCTTTCTGCTTTCAGCTTTGCTCTGCCACGGTCAACCTCTGACTTGCTGCATCCCCACTTGCTGGTTATCTGACGAATAGGCTGCTGCTTTTTGAGGTCGGAAATAAACGCTGGGTCGTTGCGGTGTGGGAATGTGCGGCTGGGACGCTTTATTCCCAAGGAAAACGCTTTCTGGTGAATGCTATTTATGGAGCGATCCAGTTTTTGCGCTATTGAAAGAACGCTCCATGTTTTGTTCGGATACGTTTCGATAAGAAATTGCAGCTCAAAGTCTGCCCAATCTTCATAGCTGTCACGCATGACGCACCCCCATAAACGCGGTGAGGCGATCCCGGCGGATTGATGTGTTCATGCGACCTCCCGGTAATTTGGTTCGCAAGACTCGCCAGAGCAGTCACGACCACCGGGCTCATCAAGATCAAACGGAAACGACAATTGGTCTTCGTATATCTGGGCGTCATCAATGGCAGGAGAGAAGCCGCCGCGCTTAGCCATTTCCCGCAGCTCTAGCGTGCTAGTGTTCTGCCTGAAAAAAACGCGGTCTTCATGGCCTTCTGGATGAACGTGCCCATACAGGCGCTCCATGCGCTCGTTAAAATCAAACTCCTCTGGATGCTCTTGCATGATTGTTAAGAGCTTGCGTGTGCTTTTTTTCCAGCAAGTGGCGCAGTTTCCCTCGTACCCTTTCAGGCGCAGTCGAAATGGCTGGTCTTTCCAGAACCAATTAATACGCGGCTTCGTCATCTCGACCGCTTCAATCAACGGGTACCAAAGGCGGAAGTCTTTGGCTTTCGGATCCATGCGGTCGATTTCATCGGCACGAATACCGATAGCAGTGTCGTATGTGCCTGACTTCCAGCCGATTGACCTGAGATACTTTTTCATTGGCCGGGTCTTTAACTCGCGCGTGCAATGCAACCAGTCAGGGTTAGGAATCCCGTAGGCTTGAATAACCTTCTCGAACGGCTCCCCCTTGCGGCTTGCTGACCAATAATCAACGACGCGGAAGCTGCTATTGGCCCGATCATCCAGATCAATATCCGCTTCAATCCAGACGACATTGAGACCAAAGGCTTCATCGCAGCGCTGAACGAAGCGCAGCGTCTCCTCGTTCTCTTGCCCGGTGTTCGCGAAAAGGCACAAAACCTCGTCGTATTCGTGCGCCTTGTTGGTCAGCAGCCATTGCGCCATGAACCCGCTTGTCTCTCCGCCGGAAAAGCTGATGAATAGACGATTGCTCACGACGCCACCCCCTGATTCATCCATGCGGTGAAGCGATCCATAAACCCAGGCTTCGCTAGCTGCGCTAGGTCGCTTGCCGTGTAATACCTTTCGCCGCGTGAAGTGGTGCAGGGTACGGTGCCACTATCTAGCGCCTCATGCGGAACGATGCCCTGGTTGCGCAGCCATTTGAGCTGGTCGGGGCTGTAGTTGATTGAGGGGTTCATGCGACACCGCCTTGAGCCAGCTTGCGGCCCATCTTGGTCATGGCAGCGCGTACAGCGCCCATATGAGCGATAGCCTTCATGCGTTCACGCTTGAGGCGGCGAACTTCATGGCAATGCGGACATACCAAGCCCTCGGCATCAGCATCTGCAAAAGCTTCATCGAAAGTTACCCAGTAATCGCCTTCGGTATGGCTATCCTTCATCCAGTCGATAGCGTTCTCAATGCAGTTAACGCGGTTGCTTATGCTAATAAGCTGAAGATAATCAGAGCTCACTTCTTGTCTAGATGGCTGATTGCCAAGCGTGTTGGTCTTTAGGTCAACACCAAAGCACAATCCATACTCCTCGCCACCTTTTTGCTTTAGCTCTTTGATCAGGTCGGAATACTTCGCGTGCTGCATGATTAGCTTCTGGTACTTGTCCAGATTGTTGGCCTGAGTTTTCATAACGCACCCCGCAACACGCCTTTAAGCGCGGCAATACCCTGCTCGCCTGACATACGGCGACCGAAACGCTCCTCGGCCTGGGCGGCGGCTTGCTCGCGACCATTGCGCTCTGCAATCTGCGCAGCGCTTAGCTGGCCGTCATGCCCAACCAGGGCGCGCTCCTCGACTTCACCGCCTGCCATCACGCGGTTAACCACGGCAAGGTAGTGTTTGCTAAAGATCGAACGCAGGGCGCGAATGCGGGTTTCGCTGCTCGCCTGGGCAAGATCAAACCAACCTGTAGCTCGGCCAGCCTCACGAACGGCGGCATGGGCCCAATTGTGGCTTCCAGGGTTCTGGCTGTTTTGAATCGCCTCGTTGAACGCAATCTCGATGCTAGGCATTCCAAAATCCTCCGGCTTCGGCTTCATGCTCGAAATCAGCCTCGCCACGCTCGGAGGCCACTCGCCGCCCTCGTCCTTGATCCGCTCCAGTGCTGCGTCCAGGCTCTTGGTCGTCGGCAGCGTCGACCACTTCGCCATCGATATACCCACTTCCCGCTTCGCCAGCTTCACCATGTCCGGTGTCGAAAATGCCGTTCTCCACGTCCTGGGGTAGATCGCCTCCAGTCGAGTGAACGCCCGGTTGACCAGCCCCCAAATCTCCTGATTCTTCGTCGAAGAGCCCCTCGATCCAGCTTGTGTCGTTTGGGTCGGAGAGCATTGCTGCGACTCGATCTTGGTTAGCGCGCTTTTCGTCAGTTCCTGGGCGGTTGGCATGGCGAGATTCCTTGTAGGCGATTACTTTCGATTCGAGCTGATCCCATTTTTCGCGGAGCTTGGCGGGGCACATCACGTTGCCGCGCCAAAAGCCATCCCGAGCAATCCAGTTGCACAGGTAGCGAATTTGATCGGGCCTTCTCTGGTCGATGGTGCGCATCAGGCGAATTTCGTTTGCCCAGGCAGTCATGCTTTTGCGCTTTGGGTTTGTCAGGTGAGCGGTCAAAGTCGAGAACATGAACTCAGCAAGCTCATGGTCGATTTCTTCGCCCCATTTCTTCGGAGAGGATTTCTTGGACGTAGACTTAGAACCTTTAGGTTCTAAAGTATCTTTACTATCTTTATATGTGTCCCTATCTTGGGGACGCTCAGTGACCCCATCTTGGGGTCGTTGACCCCATTTTGGAGAGTCTGGCTGTTTTGGGGTCACTCGTGCTTTTGCTGGCTCAAAGTTCCATTCTGTAACTTTCGTATTTATGCCAATGGGAGACCTGCTACCACCATCACGAAACAAAACTTTCTTCCGTATAAGTCCATTGACGGATTCGCTACAGCGCTTAGGAGTAAGCCCCGTCATCTTCGCTAAAGCCTCTTGAGATAGGCGCGCAGATGAACGCTGCCATCCAAAGGTGGCGCGCTCTACAGCTCGAATTACGCGGGCTTCACGGCTAGTTAGAGGGGCTTTAGCAAAGGCTTCAACGATGGCGGTAGCTGTGCGCACATAACCATCTTCCAACTGGGCCCCCTTGCCCTCAGGCTTAGGTATTTCGCGAAGCTCATAGCGGTCGTGGTCAGCTATTCTTGCGAGGGAAGTCATGCCACATTCTCCTTACCCAGGCGAAGCAAATAACCTTGGTCGTGAAGAGTGGACTCAAAGTAGAGAGGGCGATGCGGGAATACGCTACCGGGGTTAAGAGCTTCAATAGCTAGGTCGGACTCATACCAAGTTACCGCGTCTAGCTCGTTTATAATTACGTCTAGTATTTCGCCTAAAGGAACGCGGAAATATTCCCGAGAGAGGTTGATTCGGTTCTTCAAAAAACGCTCATGCAGCATCGCCTCTGCTTTTCTAGGGCTTTCGACCTCTGCGTAAAAAGCAACTTCGTAAGGCATAGGCACGCCAGTATCACGCGATAACTCTTTGGCGCGCTGGCTTGGCGACCGATCAGTCATGCCAATCTTGTAAGTGCCGTTCATGCAGTCATTTTGCAGCACGTAGACAAATCCAAATTCGTTAGCCATAATGTTTCCTATCCAAGTGATGTTGATTTAAAGCCCGGCAAATGCTCCCCAGCAGCGCCGGGCTTTTCGTTTTGGGCGTTTGCCCACCTACCTGTAATTCCGAACAGCCCTATCGGGGGCGATGTTTCGAACCATCGGTTCGCCTATCATTGGGTTATGCAGCGGTTCCGAACTTGAAGATGTCCTCAATGGACACGTCCACGCCCTTCGCACGAACCGCCCCAACAATCCGCTGAACTACGTCGATGCTAGGGGTGCGTAAACCAGCCTCGTAGTTACCGATAGCGGACTGCCCAAGACCACAGGCTTCACCTAGCTCTCGCTGGGTCATATCTGCCTTGATCCGGAGAGAACGAATGTCCATTGCGTTACCTCAATGTGTTTCGTCTAAGAATATCACAAATCGTGGTTCTGTAAATCACAAAAAGTCGAGTGCGCTTAACACGTTCCGTGTTGATAATGCTCATAGACCAACCTCAGCAGGGGTTACGGGCATGAAATTAGTCAGCAATAGGGGCGGTAACGTGGCAGGAACGATTGGCAGCAGGATCAAGGAAGCCAGGATTCGCGCCGAGATGACTCAGCCTCAATTAGCCAAGGCTTGCGGCTGGAACTCCCAGGGGCGAGTGTCCAACTATGAGCGCGACCTGAGAGAGCCTAAGAGCGGTGATATTGCAGCTATCGCAAAGGCTTTGAATGTCTCTGAATCTTGGATATGGACTGGGGATGGCGGTCAGCAGAAAAGCGAAGATAGCAACGTTCGCATGGTTCGCCAGCCCGATAGCCATTACCGCTATCCCGTTATTAGCTGGGTTAAAGCTGGCAATTGGGCAGAGGCGTTGAATCCATTTACGCCAGGCTGCGAAGATCGCTACCACATGACGGACTACCGCGCCAAGGGTGATGCTTTCTGGCTTGAGGTTAAAGGCGACTCTATGACTGCCAGTGTTGGCGAAAGCGTGCCACAAGGGATGATGATCCTCATTGATACTGGCATTGAGGCTGAAAACGGCAGCTTAGTTGTTGCCCAAATTGACGACAGTGAAGAAGCGACTTTCAAGAAGCTGGTAATTGATGGTGGTCAGCGCTACCTAAAGCCCCTAAACCCAGCTTATCCAGTGCTTGACTGTCAAAAAGCCGGGTGTCGAATCCTGGGCGTCGCTGTTGAGATGAAGCGCAGCCTTAGATGACTGAGGACGCCTAGAGAGGGGTAGCTCTCCCTTTCAGCGTCACGATAAAAATAGCGAGGAGGCGCCTTGCCGAACAGTACCAAAATAAGTACACTCATAGAAGAGGCGGATCGCCAGAGGCTACAGGCGCGCTTTTTCCAAACAGAGGCAGGTAGAGAGCCTGTTCGCGAGTGGATCAAAAGCTTTGACCGCCCAGACATGCTATCTATCGGCAACGCTATTGCGGAAGTGCAATGGGGCTGGCCTATTGGTATGCCACTGGTCAGGAAGCTCGATACCGACCTATGGGAAGTCAGGTTTAACATTTCAGATAAGCGTATAGCGCGGGTTTTATTCACTATCCTGGATGAAGAAATGCTTCTTCTTCATGGGTTCGTGAAGAAATCCCAGGAGACGCCACCTGAGGAACTTAAGACCGCCAAGAAGCGCCTTAAGCAAGCTCGGAAGGGGTATTTATGAATAAGCACGTAGGTTCAAGTTTTGACGACTTTCTGGTTGATGAGCATCTCTTTCATGAGACGCAGGCTCACGCCATCAAGAAGGTGCTCGCATGGCAGATCCACCAGGAAATGGAGGAGCGCCGCATCTCAAAGTCAAAGATGGCTGGCAGGATGAAGACTAGCCGCTCTGCTCTTGATCGCCTGCTTGACCAGGATGACGCCTCCGTTACCCTGAGCACTATGGCAAAAGCAGCCGAAGCGCTAGGCATGCATATTGAGATGAATCTTGTGCCGAATGATAAGCACGAGCCTGAACCCGCCTAGATTCCCGCATTGCAGATATTAACCCGCCCAAGAGGCGGGTTTTTTGTGCCCGCTAAAAATCCCACCTAGCAACAATATTTTTTATCACAGCTTTTCAACCACATAACGTTTATTTCAAAATAAACCACAAAACGTGTTTGACAAATAAAACACAATGCGTGATATTTATATCCACACAACGCAGACAGGAAGCAACGGCATGGAAATCTCATTCGGTGATTGGGCGGCAACGGTAGACCCGATGCGCGGCACAGGACTGACAGAGATGGAGGCCAACTATCTGATCCGCGTTGCCAACGGAATGACCCACAAGGAAGTAGCCAGGCAACTGGGGCGCTCACCGGAAACGGTAAGCAAAGGGCTGAAACGAGCCTACCACCGCCTAGGCGTCAGCAGAGGCACTGCCGCCGTAGCGAAGGCCCAGGCCAAAGGATGGATTCGATACGCAGGGAAGATCGCCATGTGCGCGCTGCTATCAGTAGCAATACTCACAGGCTCAGACGATGCGATGCGCCGCAGTGGCAAGACTCGCATCGCCCGAAAGGCGGAAATGGTTCAGATGATCGCCTAGTAGCAGCACGACCCGCACCACCGGGCAATGTGGAGTTCTTTAACAATTTGCTCCCATCAAACGCTCCAACGGGTAGAACCGCCACGGCCAGAGATGGGTATCCAACGCCAGCCTAGTGGAGAGATAACGCTGGCCATCATCTTCCCGGCCTCGGGAAAATGATCGTGATCCGCCACGCAGTGCGGTTTGTAGCCTGCTGGCTCGGCTGAGAATAGAGCCAGCATCCATATGTCGCTTGCTGTCTGCTAGGGATAGCGGGTAGAGGCCCAGGCGGCATATTGATGCACCAAAACCCAACGACTTTAACCAGGCGGTGTAAGAAGTAAGGCGGTGCATCAGCGGCGCTCGCAGCGCTTATCTGCGAGCCATCGACGAGCGTTTTAGCTGTTTGCCCATAGCCGCTTATGCGAAGTGAGGGTGAAGCCTAGAGCGCTCCTCGATGCCAATCCCGGCATCAATCGGTAACTGGCAACTGGCATTGCCCGCTCTAGCAGCGGGCTTTTTTATGGCATGGCTTCTCGCTGAGCTGCCATGCCCGCGCCGCTTCAAAATCCAACTTAACCGCACTGGCACTGTGAGAGTTGCCGAGGCGGCGCGCCTAATTCTATGAGAGGTGATTTATGAAAAATCTAGATCAACCAGCAAATGCTACATACGAACTAAACGGCGATGGCGTGCTTGAATACTCGGCGCTTGGCTTTACGAAACGCGAGCGCGCCTGCATTGACCTGCGCATACCCGAGAGCGGCGATGCCGAGCTAGACGTGCTGATTGAGAAGGCGCGGCGGCAGGATTTTGCAGCGAAAGCTTTGCAGGGCTTGTTGGCTAGGCATGGTGATGATGATTACTCCCACGATCAGCTAGCACGTTATTCAGTTGAGCGCGCCTACGCTCTTATCGATCAACTGGGGCGCGCAAATGGCTAAGCCCGCCCACACCAAACACATCACCATCACGCGCCGTACAGAGCGCAGGCCGGTATCGCAAGACAAGGATGCCGAGCGCTTCCGGTTGCGGCTTGTTAACGACCAGTTGCGCGCTGACTTGGCGTTAGAGCGCTCACTGCAGGAGGTTTGGCAGCTATGAGATCCGGTTTCATCCTGCGAGAGCAGCCAAAAAGCAACATCATTCCACGCCCTGATCTGGGCGTTTTTTGTAGCCGCAAAAATGCTAAGCGAGCAGCTAAGCGTCGCGGCTTTCCCATTGAGTTAATCAAAAAGGTAACCCGCCATGATCCCGATTAAACAAGACGGCGTGACGCAGCTAGTAGACGAAAAGACACGCGTCGTTGACCTGCTTAAGCAGTACGGCCGCATGCCGGTCATCCGCATCACGCCAGCAAAACGCTGCGTTGTGGATAAGCCAGCGAGCCACCAAGAGCGCCTTAACGGCAAACGGCTAGCAGCGTATGCGCAGCGGTTGCAGGGCGTGAAGCCAGCACATTTGCAGCTATGGGAGGCGTGACATGACAACCATCCAAAAAACACCACTGGAGCGCTTCCAAGACACCATTGGAGAGCACCAGTTAACCGTCATTCACGATGACGGCCTTCATCGTCACCTGCGCTGCGCACGCCCAAAAAGCGGTGACCGTCATTTCTTTATCACGACATGGCCGGGCTACCTGTGCATCAGCGGCGACATGGGCTGCTACGTCTTCCAACGAATCGAAGACATGTTCGAGTTCTTTCGCAATGACGACCTAGGCATCAATCCTGGCTACTGGGCAGAGAAGCTACAGGCAGGCCCGCATGTCGCACCAGACGATCTGACCCGTGAATGGGTGCCTGAGAAGTTTGAAGCGAAGATCAAAGAGTGGTTCGAGCAAGCCACAGATGAGTGGGATGACGAAAGAAAAGATGAGGCTTGGAGCGACGTTGAAATCTCTGTTCTTACCGAGTGCGAACACGAATATTCAGCTATTCGAGCCGCGATTGACTTCACATTCGAGGACAAAGAGCTGTTTCAAGACTTCTGGGAAGTCGACTGTAAGAAATGGAATAGCAACTACCTGTGGTGCTGCTACGCCGTGGTGTGGGCTATCCAGCAGTACGACGCTGCCAAAGAGGAGGCATGAGCCATGAACGCAGCACTCGCATTAAGAGACGCCGCCCGCCCTGTTGTGGGGGTGCACCCAGACCAAGGCATGACGCCCATCGAGGCGCTGGACGATGGCGATAAAGAAGCCGTCGCCGCATTCATGGACTACGTGCGTAGCGAGTTCATGAAGTGGGAGCTTGAGGACTATCTGCGTGCTAACGATAGAGATATCACGGTGCGCGGCTGGATGAAGGCTTGGAGCAAAAAGGTTCAGGAAGGTGAGTTATGAGCGAAGCGCAGGCAATGCAAGACCGAGAGTACAGCGACTTAGGCGCCGAGTTTGATGCCGAAGAGCGAGAGCAATCTGTTGAAGATGATCGCTCACGAATGTTGGCACTTTACAAAGACGCCCAACGCGCACAGGTGGGCGCCACTATCCGCTGTCCGACATGTCAGCGCCTTCACGTAAAGACCACCTATCACAAGGCTTTCTGTTCTAACGGGCGTACCAAAGGCAAAGGTAAGAAAAACTGCAAAGACGGTTACTGGAACTTTGTGGATCGGGAGCGCTGCGAGCGTGCTAGTTCATTCAAATAATTTTTATCGGAGTTCGGTATGAATCAATGGCGAACAACTGGCGTCGCTGGCTGGCGAGAATCTGACGGGAGGGCTGTTTATCAGGTAACGAAAGACAGCAAAAGCCTGTGCCAGCAAGACCATGACGAGCTAGAGGCTCTACTCAACCCCTGGCCCTCTATCGAATCAGCGCCCCGCGATGGCGCGCAGATAGCGCTACGCCGCGGTGACCGCATCACCACCGGTAAATGGCTCAAATGGGGCGATACACGGCCTGACTATGACGAGCGCGGGCATTGCATCGGTGAGGTCAGCCAAGAGCCTGGGGCGATGTGGTGCGTTTCTGACCCTACGTTTCTAGCCGAAGGCGAGCCGACGCACTGGCAGCCGCTATAAAAAAGCCCCTTTCGTGCGCGAACACGTAAGAGGCCGTAGATCCACGTCGAGAAGATCAAACAGGAGATTAACTAATGAGCAATGCGATAGCAACGCTGACAGAAGACATTTACGCCCAGCGCGACGCGTTCGCTGCCGTGCTTAGCGAGCCGAGCCTGAACTTTGACCGAGAGGCGGGCTTTGCTGTTCAGGCTATGCAGTCGAATGACTTTCTAGCCAAGATTGCAATGAGTAACCGGCAGTCGCTGGTTAACGCTGTGAATAACACAGCCTCTATCGGTATCAGCCTGAACCCTGCAAAGAAGCAAGCCTATCTGGTGCCGCGCGATGGCCGCGTGTGCCTTGATATTAGCTACATGGGCCTTGTTGATCTGGCTACCAGTACGGGCTCTATTCGCTGGGCACAGGCTGAGCTTGTCCATGCTAGCGACCACTTCGAGCTTAGCGGCATTGACCGCGCCCCCCTGCACAAATTCAGTCCTTTCGATCCTAATCGGGGCGATGTTGTCGGTGCTTATGTGGTCGTAAAGACCTGCGACGGTGACTACCTAACCACGACCATGAGCAAGGCCGATATTGATTCGATAATGCAGCGCTCGCAGTCGTTCAAATCCGGCAAGTCATCACCCTGGAAAACCGACTACGGCGAAATGGCCAAAAAGACGGTCGTTAAGCGCGCCTACAAGTATTGGCCCAAGACTGAGCGACTAGAGCAAGCAATTCACTACCTGAATACAGATTCCGGCGAGGGCTTGGCTCAAGAGCAGGAGACGCAGGCACCCCCATTTAATCAGGAGCTAGCAAATAAGCTGCTCAATCAAGTAGTAGCAACTGAAAGCACTGAGTCGCTTGAGCAAGTTTGGACTGAGGGCATGAAGGAAATTCGCCAAGCCAATGATCGCGAGGTTCACCGGCAATTCAAAGAGGCCGTTGAGGCTCGCGGCATGGCTCTTAAGGCCGCCGCGCAGAACACGTATGAAGGAGAAACAGCTTGAAAATCATCGAATGCAACCAAGGAAGCGAAGATTGGTTTCGCGCCAGGGCTGGATGTATAACCGCCAGCATGTTCGAGATTGCCCGCAGTCGCGTTGACGGGCTGAATAAGCAGCAGCAGGCCTATGTCGACGCGGTGCGAGATGGTCACGATGAGAAAGTGGCTATGCAAAAGGCAGGTTACAAGGCGGCGCCCAAGGCTGATGTGGTGCGCCGCGCCATTCTTGGCGAGAAGGTAGGCGACTTTTCCGAAGCCGCCCGCAACTACGCTTTTCGCCTAGCCATTGAGCGCATCAGTGGCGAGCCGCTAGATGAAGGGTTTCAAACGTGGAGCATGAAACGGGGTAATGACCTAGAGCCCGAAGCACGCATGGAGCACGAAATGCAGTCCGGCTTATTCGTCAAGAAGGCTGGATTCGTTACCAGCGATTGCGGCCACTTTGGCGCGTCGGCTGACGGCCTTGTCGATCCTGACGGCGGCTGTGAATACAAATGCTTCATCGCTCCGGAGAAGCTGCGCGCTTTCCATATTGACGGCGATATCACCAGCGTTATCGACCAAGTGCAAGGCGGCATGTGGCTGACAGGCAGAAAGTGGTGGCATATCGGCCTCTACTGCCCAGCCCTTGAGCCTGCAGGCAAGCAACTATGGTGGCGTCAGTTTGAGCGCGACGACGCCCACATCTCAAATCTCGAAGCCGACCTGTTGGAATTTAAAGCGCTGGTCGACTTCTACGAAAACACTTTGCGCGCCGAATCCGCATAGGAGAACAACATGTCAGAAGTAGCCGAGAAAGAATCGACCGAGCTGGTCACCGTGCCGTCTAAAGAGACGGCGCTGGAAGTGTTCAAGGCCGAGCAAGGCCTTGATCCCTACCTGCAAACGATTCGCCAGGAGCTAGACAGCTTTCTAGCCGAACCGCCTTCACTGGATACCGCAACGGGCCGCAAGGCCTACGCATCCATGGCTCACAAGATAGCCCGCAGCAAGACAGCCATCGACAACATTGGTAAGGAGCTGGTAGCCGACCTAAAGCAGCTACCCAAGACCATCGACGCAGAGCGCAAGCGCTGGCGTGACCAGTTGGACGCATGGCGCGATGAAGCACGCGGGCCTCTGAATGAGTGGGAGGCTGCTGAGGAGGCGCGTAAGGCAAAGCATCAAGCCGAGATTGATCAGCTTCGCCAGAGCGCCGAACTATTCAATGAGGTAACTAGCCAGGAGATCGATGTTCGGATAAGCCAGCTTGAGTCCGTCGAGATTGGCGAGGCTTTCGAGGAATACGAAGCAGAGGCACATCGCGTAAAGGCTGCCGGTTTGTCCACGCTAAAGACTGCCTTTGAGCGCCAAAAGAAATACGAAGCCGAACAGGCAGAGCTTGAACGCCTACGCCAGGAAGCGGCGCAACGTGAACAAAAGGAACGCGAGGCACAGATTGCCCGCGAAGCCGAAGAGCGTGCACGGCGTGAAGCTGAACAAGCTGCCCAGGCAGAGCGCGAGGCAGCAGCGCGCCGTGAGCAGGAAGCCCGCGACGAAGCGGCGCGCAAAGAGCGCGAGTATCACGAAGGCATTGCTAAGGCTAAACGAGAAGCCGAAGAAGCAGCGCAGCGCATCCAGGCAGAGCACGACCGCAAAGAACAGGCCCGCATTGCTGAACAGCAACGCCAGGAGCAAGCCAAGCTAGACGCTGAGCGACGCGAGCGTGAAGAAATTGAGCGACGCCAAGCCGACGTAGAGCATCGCCGCAAAATCAACCGAGCGGCCATGCAAGCCATGGTCGATGGCGGGATGCCCGAGCAGTGCGCCAAGGATGCGGTAACGCTGATTATCGAGGGCAAGGTGCCCGGAATCACAATCAACTACTAGCCCCTCACGCAGGGGCTTTTTTATGCCAGGAGATACGCAGATGTGGTTCAAGAATCTAACGCTTTACCGGCTTCACGATGTGCAGGCAGTCGCCCTTGAGCAGCTAGCCGTGGCATTAGCCGAACATGCCGCCAAGCCCTTGGGGAATGCTGACGCCCGCCGCCTTGGATGGACGGCGCCCGCCGGCCGATTAGGTGGTGGTCAGCTTGTCCATGAGATTCAAGGTCACCGCCTAATCAGCGCACTACTCCAGGAGCGGATGCTGCCAGCCTCGGTCGTCATGGAAGAAGACGATGAGCAGGTGGCGGATATTGAAGCCAGCGAAGGCCGCAAGGTGACGCGCAAGGAAAAGACGGCGCTCAAAGAACAGGTCACTGAGAACCTAATGCCTCGCGCCTTTGTGCGCAGCCAGAAAATAGACCTTTGGTGGGATGTCGATCGTCAGCTTATTGGCGTCAATGCCAGTAGTCGCACCCGGGCAGAGGATGTTCTGGATCTGCTTCGCGAAACGCTGGGTAGCTTGAAAGTGACGCCGCTGAGCAGTCAGACGCTACCGATTCGCGCCATGACCACCTGGCTAGGCGACCCAGCCAGCCGCCCTGCTGACTTACAGATGGGTGATAGCGTCGTTCTTAAGGCCAAGGGCGATGATGGCGTGGTGCGTGGTCGTCAGGTCGACTTGGATAGCGACGAAATGCAGCAGCTCTTGGAGAGTGGGCGCCAAGCCGCACAGCTCGCGCTCAGCATTGAGGGTCAGCTTTCATTCGTACTTCACGATGACTTGGCGCTTAAATCGCTGCGCTTTGGCGATGCCCTGCTTGAAGAAGCGGATCACGCAGACGATGGCGACGATGCGCTGGCTCGACTGGAAACGGACTTCGTGCTTATGGCGGGAGGTCTGCGTGACAGCGTTGAGCGCATCATTGAATGGCTAGGCGGCGAAACTCAGCGAGAGCCATCGGCTTAATCAACGACTAATAGGCCCTACGGGGCCTTTTCTTTTGGAGGGTTTATGGCTAAGCACTTCGTCATCGATCCCGCCAGCGGAGAGCAGGTATCTCTATGCGAGCTAGCCGACCGGCACGGCATCAACGTTAGCACCATACGGAACCGTCATTGGCTTGGCATGCGCGGCTGGGAGCTGGTTAAAGCCTGCCGAAGCTGGCGAGAGTGGAACGGCCCTGAGCTGGCATTTCTCGATAAGCACTACCCGGCAGGGATGCCGGTTGAGGCGATAGCGGAGCATGTTGGCCATAGCGTTATCGCCGTTATGCGCCGCGCCGATATACGGAATCTGAAGCGTCCGAAGAACTTTACTGAACAGTCGGTAAAGCGATTTGAGGAGCTGCGAGGCAAGCGGCTTGAAGAGATTGCCCGCGAGTATCAGCAGCGCCGATTAAGCCGCAATGAATTAGCGCGGGACGTTGGCGTTTGCCATGAGTCGCTTAAGGCCAGGCTGCCGCACGAGCTATGGCAATCATGGCCGCACAACACCGTAGGCAGGCAGCTAGCCTGCGAACAACGTAGAGCTTAACGCCTCGCTTAGCGGGGCTTTTTACTATCTGGAGATCATTATGCAGTGCGATTGCAAAGAAACGCTTGAAGCCAAGATTGCCGAAACTCTACAGGAAGACCTTCCAGAAGGCTTCTCTGGTTTTAACGCCTCGCTTCAAGGGTATGTGTTGACGTTTACCAACCCTATGCAGCAACGCCTAACTATTGCTTATGAAGGTGAGGTTGAGGTTCCCAAAAAGAACGGCGATGGCTTTAAGCGCCAAAAGGTTAAGACCAGTATCCAAGCAGGCTTCTGCCCATTCTGCGGCAAGTCTGCCACCGCGCCCGCGGCTGAATAAAGCCTATGCAGCGAAAAAGCCAACTAATCGCCCGCGCACCCACCGGCCACCGCTGCGGCGAATGCCATCAAAAGGCCGTGCTATCTGACGCCCAAGTGCGCGACATGCGCCACGACAGAGAGCGCCACGGCATGAGCTATGCGCGGCTAGGCATGAAATATGGGTGCGGCACATCAACGGCGCGGGATATTTGCAATTACGTCACTCGGTACAGCGCATGAAGCAAACCACCAAACAATGCCCACAATGCGGCTGCACCCGCCTACGCCTGTTTAGATCGATCAGCGAGAAGCAGTGCGACGAATGTCTGCACAGATTCCCGTGGCGCTTAGACCCGGGCCAAGAGCCATTGATCGGCCCTAGCCGCGACCGCTACATCATTACCGGAGATAAGCCATGAGCGTGCATAAGAAGATCAACGACGAATTCAAAGAGGAAATGGACTCGGCAATGAAGCGCCAATTTGGTCTAGATACTCGTACATTTTGGAGTATCGGCGCGATGGGCCTGATAACCGAGCGAGAAGACGGGAGGCCCTTCACCAAAAAAGAAAGTGATTTCATGAGCGCCTTTTCGGCGGGATACGTTTGCGCAATGAATAAAGCTGAATAATTACCGGAGAGTCACATGGAGCGAACACTAGAAAATCTTGAGGCGATTAACGAGCAGTTGAGTATTCGCAACGATGAGCTGGAAAAAGAGAAGCTTGAGCGATTGAACGAATACGACGAGCTGCTAGCTAAGCACGATACTCTTGAAGCCGATAATAAAGAGCTTCGCCGCCAACTTGTATCAATGAGAGCTGCGTGATGAACATAGAGCAGATGAGAGAGCAGGCCGTTGAAACGATCTATCTAATCCCCGGCGAATACAACGGCGAAGCGTGCATGGTTTGGGTTGATGACCCGGCGCCCGGCGAAGACTGCGACGAAAGCGAGGCCGTGGAGTATGTGCGCAAAGATGTGCATGAGGCCATCATCAAGCGGCAGGCGAATTCGGCAATCATGGGTATGAATGCCGCCAAAGAGCATGGCTCGCACATGGAAGCCGCAGCTAAGCGGCTACATGCGGAGTGCAATCCCGAAGCGCTAGAGAGCGAGCGTGCTGCTAATGCCTTGCTGACAGAACGCATAGCCCAGCTAGAAGCCGACTGCGCAGCGCATAAAGCCGCAGAGGAAACGCAGATAGCGTTGAGGCAGAAGGCGGATGAGCGGGAGCAGCACGCAGAGGACGAAGCTATTGAGGCCATTAACAGCGTAATTCACGGGCAGGGTCATGACACCCGAGAAGCGCGCTGCCGATCTCTCTACGCCGCCATCAAAGCCGGTCGCATTCCAGGCGTGGTGCTGGGAGGTGGGCATGAGTGAGCGTAAAAAAGAAATGGCATACAGCGCCTTAGTGTCTGCATGTACAGATGAAATAAAAGGCACCCGTAGCAATATCCCGGCATGGGATCAGAAGTGGTTAGCTGAGGCCGTAGAGGCTGGCGACACGAGAATGCTAGTGAGTTTCGGCGCAATGATCAGCAACATCAGAAAGCACTCAACGCTCACTGACTCTCAAATAAAATATCAGTTAGATAAGGATGATCGTGTAATCAGTCGATCAAGTGGCGCAGGTGTCTGCAAGATATGGTATCCAAAAGGCCTGCATGTCGAGCTTGGCCTATCAGCCGCACCGAAGCCAGGAGGTCATGATGACTAACCGCGAACGCTTCGAAGCCGCCATGGGCGCCAAGCTCGACCTTGAGACCATCGAATACGCAGACGGCAGCTTTCACTACTACGCCGACAGGGTGACGCGGATAGCGTGGGAGGCTTGGGAGAAGGCTTGTCCTGAGGGGTGGCAGGCGGTGCCAAAAGAACAAACGCGCCACATGGCGTATGCAGTTGAGGAAACATCGCTACCTCATTTCTGCACTTCTTCACGCCAGTCGCGGCATCACTCAATTGGCCGTGAAATATACATAGCTAATCTTGCCGCAGCACCGAAGCCGGAGGATGTATGCAAGTAACTGACGAAATGCTAGCCGCAGCTATGAAAAAGGCTGTTGAGGCAGGGCTTGTGCCTAAATATACGGATCAGGAAACCTACCTTCGCTACTGGAGCGACATGAAGGCTTGCTTGGAGGCTGCGCTATGCGCGGGAAACGATCAATGCAAAAGCCCCGACTAAGAAAAGACGGCACCTACTGGCGATGCTGGATGCCCAACGCCATGGATGGCACGATCAGCGTAAGCGGCGACACACCCACGGCGGCGCTTACTCGGTGCCTATATGAATACATTCACCGGCTTCAGCTTGATGGCACGGCTAAAGAGCGGGTGCTGACTGAAGAGCTTTATTTCGTGCTATCGCGCATCGATGGCGATTTTAGAGCCACGGCACGCGACATAGTGAACGGCAACGCAGGCGGCAATGACATTTACGACGACTGCGACTTTCTGGAAGAGCATGTTCGGGCTGTGCTTGAGGAAGTGGATAAGGAGGAGTGAGCCATGCATAACAGAATCTGCCCTAAGTGCGGCTGCTACGTTCCCGCAACGTGCGCCTGCCGCTATAGACGAGAAAACGAACCAAGCCGCTACGGCATCAAGAGAGCGCCGGAATGGCCTGAGTGGTTCAAGCAAATGCTTGAGCGCGAATACACACGCTAACAGCCGCCACCAGGGCGGCTTTTTTACGAATGGAGGTGGTAATGGCTAGCAAGATTGGCGATGAGGTGCGGTACGACTACGAGCTCAAGACCACAGGAGAGGAGCGGTCAGTCATAGGAAAAATCACCGCTATAGAGGGCGGCCACGTTATCCGAGACATACGGACGGGCGAGCGATTCGATGCATTCAGGCTGCGAATAAAGCCTAACGATGGATCGCGAGCGATATGGACGCAAGCGATGAAGCAGATCAATTAGCCGCCCAAGAGGCGGTTTCTTTTGCGCGGGAGGAAAGTATGGATATTGAGCGGGTGGCAGCCAGTCGCTTCCTGATGGGTATTGTGCGAAGCGATGAAGAGAAAGAGGCCTTGGTTCGCAAGAATATTAAGCAATTCTATGAGCAGCACGGCCCTTGCTGTGCCGGGTGCGATCACTGGGATCCGTTGGGAGCGAGCGTGGGTGAATGCACACGGACGGCGCCGGTGGCGGGCATGGATAGGGTGTCAATGTTGGGCTGGGATAACGTAACCATGCGAATTGATTCCGGCCACATCGTCACGCCACGCGAGCACAAGTGCGGCGAGTTTATTGAAACTGAGGTTTGGTGAGGGCTTAGGCCATGAAAGCACTACTGACATACCACGAAGCCGCGGGGCTGCTTAGTGTCTCGCATTGGACGGTTCGCGAGATGGTAAGGCAGGGCAGGCTCACGGCCACCGGCGAGGGAAAAGGCCGGCGGGTAACCATGGGCAGCATTCGACGCATTGGCGAGCTTGACGTCGCGGCGCTAGAGATAGACAGTCACAGCGCGCCCGGCGTGCAGAAAGGGAAGAACACTGTATGCCACACAAACGTAAAGGCTCGCCGTTCTGGTGGGCATCTTACAACGACCCAGGCGGCAAGCGAGTTAGACGCTCTACTGGGTCAACGGACTTAAATGAAGCAAAGGCGGTGGAATCGAAGTGGCGAGCCGAAGCGCACCAGAGTAAACACTGGGACGTTAAGCAGCCACGTAGCTTTGAGGAAGTGATGGTGGAATATCTGCGCGGGTCAGCACACCTGCGCAGCTTGGAAACCATCAAGTATCAGATAGGCAATCTGCGTCGCTACTTTGGCGGTGTAGAGATCGGAGCTATCACCGGTGCAGATGTTAAAGGCTATATCCGTCATCGGCAAAGCCAGGGTAGGGCTAACGCCACAATAAACCGTGAGTTGGCCGCGCTTTCGTCAGCGATAAATTACTGCAACCGAGAATGGGAGTGGGGGCTGGAGAATCCAGTTAAGGGTAGGCTGACGCGGGAGGCTCGGCACCGGGAGCGGTATTTAACCCGGGGCGAAGTCGGCAGGCTGGTTACCGCGGCTAGGCAGCAGAAGCATGGTGATGTGTTGGCTGACTTTATTGAGATTGCCGCGCATACCGGATGCCGCCGCGGTGAACTACTGGGCCTGGAGTGGTCAAGGGTGACGTTAGAGCCCGGCAAGGAATCGCTGTCACTGCTAAGCACCCATACCAAATCGGGTAAACCGCGAACAGTGCCACTTAATAGCGTTGCCCAGGCAGCGATTAGAAGGCGGCTAGCATGGAGGGCTGGCAACGTGCCTGGCTGCCCGTGGGTATTTGCTCGGGAGAGCGGGGAGCCGGTTAAGTCATTGCGATCAGGATTTGGTCAAGCGGCGAAAAGAGTAAAGCTGACTGATTTGCGGATACACGACTTGCGCCACACGGCAGCCTCTTGGCTGGTGAGCGATGGTGTACCACTGGAGGTAATAAAGGAGCTGCTGGGACATTCCAGCATTACGATGACCGAGCGATATGCACACTTGGCGCCACAAAGAGTGCGCGAAGCCGTAAATAGGCTAGGTCACAATCTGGTCACACAGGACAATCTAGTGAGTATTGGGGTGAAGCAAGGAGGGATAAAAAACTAAGTAAAATCAAATTGGTGCGGATGGGGAGACTCGAACTCCCACACCTTACGGCACTAGAACCTAAATCTAGC